ATGCCGTCGGGAGCCGGTCGGAGGGTCGCTGGGGGGCCTCCCCACCCCTTCTGACCTGCGGGTTTGCTGGCGCGCTCGTTTGCTGGCCGGGTCAGAGCGCGTGTGCCTCGGCAGTCCACCAGTCACGTCCGCCGTGCCTCCACGCAACCCGCCCGGTCGCTGGCCCGCGCCGGCCGGTGAGCGACGGCTCGTCTGCGTGGTCTACGAGGCTGGGCCATGTGTAGGCGATGGTGTGGCTTTGGCGGCGTGCCCATGCGCTGATTGCTTCGTCGATGGGTTTGCCGTTGGGCAGGTTGTTGAGCATGTTCGGCACGAGGGCGGCGTGTATGGCGATTCCGACTGCGTGGAGTAGTCGTCGGCAGGTGAGCCAGTGTGCTGTGGTGTCAGCGGCTTTGGCGATGCGTTGTTGGTATTCGCGGGGTCGTTCCCGCCCGAGGTAGAGGCTGACCACTGGGCTGGGCGCCACTGCTAGCGCTGCGTCGAGCTGGTCGCGGAAGTTGTTGCACGGTATGGCGTCGTCTTCGAGGACCACGAGCCAGTCTGTGTTGTGGCGGGTGAGGTGTTGCCACACTTTGCGGTGGTTGCTTTCGCATCCGAGTGTGCCGTTGTCGATGCTCATGTATGCGGCGCCCACGGTTTCCATGAGCCGGTGTGCTTGTTCGGCGCGTTTGGTGTGAGCGACGATGCCGATGGTGTGGTTCATCGTGGCCTTATGCGTGTGGTTTTCACGGCGACGGTGGTGTGTGGTGTGAGTCGTGGTGTGATGCTGCCGTAGTCGTATTCGGGGTCGATGGCGATGGAGCATCTGACCCAGCCGCTGGATTGGATTTTCTCGACGGTGCCTTCGTGTTCGAGTCCGTCGAAGTCAACCCATACGTCGTCGCCGGGTTTCAGGTTCTGGTCCATGTTTATTTGTGCCTCCACCAGCTCCACGGGTTGCGTTCGTTGGCTTTGAATATGGTGGCGATGCGTGGCCCGTAGACGAGACGGTCTGCGTGTTTGGTGTAGGCGATGTAGTTGAGTGTGGCCATGTCACCGATGATGGTGCCTTTGGTGTCTTTTTTGTGCCAGATGCGTCGTTGTTGGTCTTCGTGGTCGGCGATCATGTCGTGGGTGAATGTCATGACGGTTTCACGGTCGCCTCCGACGATCCCCGCGTTCAATAGGGTGTGGTCGGCGTGGGTGTCGATGAATGTTTGCAGGTGTGTGGCTTTGTGGTTGTCGCGCATCCAGTCGATCCCCACGACGGCGGGTTCGTGGCCGACGTATAGTTTCCCGGTTTCCATGTGTTCCCACGGAGGGGTGAGCATTTCGACGTCGGTGCCGTCTACGCACCACACCCATTGGACGTCGGGGTTGGCGCGTAACCATTGGTAGTACAGGTACCAGCGCGCGAAGTATGGGTTATCGACTGGGCTGGTGACTCGCTCGAATGACGCCTTCGGGTGGGTGAGTGGGTTGTCGCACAGCACGACGGTTTCACCTCCAGTAATGGAGGTGATCAGCGTGTCGAGCAGTTTGACGTCGGGCCGCATGCGTGTGTTGCGTTGCGGGTCAGGTTTGTTCGACAGCAGGCAGGTCAGCACCACACGCCGGTCCGGTTCCACGATGGGGATGTGGCGGCTGCTGGTGTAGTGGTGCTGCCAGTACAACTCGGCATTGCGGGTGGCGGCGGCTTTACGTTCTTCGGTGGGGACGGAGCGTTTCACTTCGAGGTGCTCATCCATTGAGTGGATGAGCTTGTGGGAGCCGCACACGTCGCCGTACCGGAATGTGGTGAGGCCGGCGTTGTAGATGCGGTCGGACCAGGAGGGGTGTTCCCATCCCCAGCCGCCGAACTCTGGGTCGAGGCCGCCGACGCGCTCGATGACGCTGCGGTGTACGTAGATCATGCAGCCGCGGGCACCGGTTAACGCGAAGTGGTGTCCGTCGTCGTAGACCTTCGTGACGTCGTTGATTTTCCGCCCGCTGGCCAGGTCGACGAACTGGTACATCAGGTGGGGTTCGGGTGAGTCGATGTAGGGCTGGTACCAGTTGTCGGCGATGGGGTAGCAGTCGTCGTCGAACAGGAAGATGTGCTCGCAGTTTGAAAGCAGTTCCAGGCACTTGTTTTTGGCTCGGGCGATACCGGCTCGTTGAGGGAACCGGTACGTGGCACCAGGGAACGGCTGGTCGCTGGCGTCGTCGACGATGACGAGTTTGGCGTTGGGGGTGCGGCGGCGTATGTGGGCGATTGTCTCGTCGGCGATGGTGTGCCGGTTGCGGGTGGTGACGCCGATTCCGATGGTGGCGCCGGTGCTGGTGGTTTCGGGTACGTATCGAGTTCCGTTGACCACCACGTCGTCCATTTTTTCGCCAGTTCCGTCCTATGTGGTTATTCGTACCAGGTGCCGCAGGTGTCGCAGTCGGCGTCTCCGCAGTAGCAGATGGTGCGGTCTGTGATGCGTCCGGTTTTTTGTTCTCGGTGCCGGTTTCGGTGTGGTTGGGCCGCGTTGGATCGGCGGAGTTCGAGTCGGGCGCGGGCAGCGTCATCCATTGGTGTAGTCCACTATCCAGCCGTTTTTCCGTGTGGTGACACAGATTGTGGTTTCTTCAGGTCTCTTCCCGGCCATCGCGAGGGTGGCGGCTTTGGCGAGCGCCGCTTGGACTAGAAGCATCCACGGTTCGTTGGGGCCTGCTTTTTGGACTGCTGGAATGTCGGGAGGTGTGGTGATCCACTCGCCAGGGTCGGAGTGCATCAGCACTTTCCCGTCAACTTCAATGTGGATCACTGTTCAGCTGCTTTCTGCAGGGCTTTCGCGGGGACGATAACGTCGTTGCTTGCCTTGTCGATGGTGATCGACAGGACAGGCTGGCCCGTGGGTGTGGTGCGAATGTTGATGACGCGGTGCCCGGTTGGTGCGTCGGCCGCTTTCTGGCGTAGCTGTTCGGCTTCTTCGCGTGTGAGGATCACATAGTTTTGGGTGATCGCTGCGGCGAGCGCTTCCGCGACCAGTTTCGGGGTATCGAGGTGCGGTAGGCCTGCTTCTTCAGCGAACTGGCCGGCGAGTTCCGGGGGGACACTGACAGTTCGTAGTCCCGGCAGGAGGATCGGGAAGGGTTTGGTGTTTTCGTCGCCGGGGTGAACCAGGTTGTTCAGCGTGCGGTTAAGGAAGTCCGTGAGGTCTGTGAGGCTGCTCATTTGGGATATTCGCCTGCGAGGCCGTCGCTGATTCTGTCAGCCCACCCTTCGCCACCGATTGTGCCGGCGCCGTCCTGCAAGTTGATGCGCCACGACTCGGGGTCGATATCGTTCGGGAGTCGGCAAGCCTTGCTGCACGCCGAGAAACGAACCTTGCTGCAAGGGGCGGGACACACCCGCAAGTGTTTGGTTGGCACGGCAACTACTCCTGGCTGTTGGAGCGGGGAACGCGATCCAACAACTGGTCCAACAGTTTCTCCGCGGCCTCAACAATGCTCGGGTTTCCGTCTTCGCGGGCGAGGCGAACGTTGTGTAGGGCGTCGGTGATGCGGTCGTTGAGGGATCGTGGTGTGGCGAAGGTGGGCATGGGATCACCTCCCGAAATGCGAAACGCCCCGGTAGGTTCCGGGGCGTTTAACAGGCGAGGAAGTGTGACCTGCGCCTACGGCGACAGCCTAGCACGAATATCGAACCTTGTTTGTCAAATCATCAAGGTTACGGCGCAATTTTGCCGTTAAGGCAATTGCGACAAACATAGCAACAAATGCTGTGCTCATGCAATCCGCAGCGAGTTCACGTGCCGCACAAGGTCGGGGCCAATCATAAACCATTCACCAGACACCCTCAGGTGCTTGAACTGGTCATGACGTTTACGTTCCAGCTTCCGGTCCCCCGGTTCGTAGCCCATGCAGTCCTCTGGCTGAATCACTCCGATGCGGGCCTTGAGGTTTCGGCTGGTACCGATCTTGGCACGGTTTCCCAGTCGCATGTAGTACACGACGTCATCGGTTGCGGCAGTTACACCCATCAGCGTCTTCCGTTCAGTGCAGAACGCCACCATGGATCGTTCGTAGTCGCACCCTGCCGCCTTGCAGACCACAAACCCGTTCGCTAAGTGGGCAAGTAGACCACTGTCCCCACAGCGAGGGCATGGGCCTGGGATGAACTCAGCCTCTGATGGAAGAAGTTCATATGCCTGTTCCATAGCTCTATGGCTGGCGAGCATGAGATTGGCTTCCCGGTAGACAACCATGATGTGCCGCTCACACAACGGCACATGACTGGCTATGTCAGTAAGGGCTGGCGCGTAGCAGTTGGGGTGGCAGCATTCCGCAGCGAGGACGTCGTTGAGATGCACCCGAGAGACCCGGCTCATTCTGCTAATCTTACCTGTTCAGACGTTGTTTTCTTGGAGCGTGGTAGTTGCCTGTGGTGCGCGTCGAGCACATCTCCTAGGCGGTAGAACCGGACTTCTCCGTCGACTGCGCAGGGCCGCAGTCGCTTGCTTTTCACGAGGGTCTGGACCCGACGTTTGTTCAGCCCTGCACCGAGTGCGCCGAGGCGTGGGGCGATCTTTTCTATCTGGCCGGCGGTGAGGATTTGACGGTTGGCCTGGCGGACCCGTTCCGGGTCGATCACGATGTCATCCTCTGGGGGCAAGTCGATCTGCTTGCGGCACTCTTCAATCCGGTGGTGAATTTCAGGCCAGGATTCTTCGGAGCCTTCGATGAGGGCGAGGGCGGTCACGTTGCGTCTCAGCCAGCGGGCCAGAGTGATGTCATCGTTGGATTCGGTGTACGGGGTTTGTCGGGCGTCGCAGGTGAACCTGACCCATTTGATCAGGGCGTTGTGCAGTTCGTCTGCGGCTTCTACTGCGCCGATGTGGAACGGGATGCGCGCCTCAGCTTTCCGCCTTCGAAGTTTCCCGAGTCCGGGTTTTTGTACGCGGGCTTGGCGTGTGATGGTTACGGCGAGGTCCTCGATGAGTGTGGGGATTCCGCCGAGCGCCTCTTGTAGTTTGAGTTGGTCAGCCCTGGGGAGGTGGAAGTCCATGCTCACTTGTCGAATGCCTTCCTGAACATCGCTTTCTGTTCCCGTCGTTCCTTCTCGCGGCGTTCGAGCAGTTCCGCTGCGGCAACGCCGACCTCTGCCGGGACGTCGGCGAGGTGGGCGTAGATGTCTGCTTGGAGTTGGCAGAACGCCCGGTGCTCGTCAGGGTCTTGAATGGGGCATTCTTTGAGGGTGTTGGTGGCGGCGTTGAGCTGGTCCCACGCCGCGATCCACGCCCCCACACGAGCATCAGACATCAGTGACCTCCTGGTTGGGTTCAGACTGCACAACCGACCCGACATCGACGCTCATTTGTGGTGTCCTTTGCAGTCGGTGGAATGCTCGGCGCGGGGCTGGAAACACGCCGGACAAACAGGGCTCTCAACGAGGAAACGAGCCTGGGAAGCAAGAATCACAGACAAGGTCACGGTTGGTCCTTGGTGTTGAGTAGTTGGGGCTCTCGGACGCATCCCACAAGGAACCCGACGAGCGGGGCGGCGAACACAGTTCCCACCACCCACGGGTCCACGCCGCTGTCGATCATGGGGCGTAAGACGAACTGCCCGTACTGGATCATCAAGATCGGGAATAGTGTCCGAGTCATTGGTTCTGCACCGCCTGCGCGCCTGCCCTGATTCCGTTCAGATACGTCCATGCCGAGTCGTAGGAGTGCGCGACAGAGACTGACGAGGTCATGCCATAGCGCAGACGAACCGAGTACCAGCCCGTCTGCTGGACCCCGCCGATCGAGTAGTTCGCTTCATGCACCGTCACGGAAAGTCCTGTCTCATCCCGGATAAGGGCAGCATTCCATCGCAGCTTCACCAGATCCGGCCAAGCCGGATCGAGTTCCGGTTCAGGGGTCCATCCATGTTCTGTTCGGATCATGCGAGTGTTTTCGACTTCTTCGAGGCTCATTGCTGGTCCTTTTCGGCTAGTAGTTGGGCGATAGCGATCAGAGCGTGAGTGGTCGCTGACTCGTGTGCGGCTTGGCGGGCTTCTTCCCGAGCGAACTCAATATGCTCGGCGGGGGTTTCAGGAGACTTAGGCATGCGGCTAGAACGGAGGAGCCCAGGCGTCGATCAGGACATCGAACGCGGCGTTCGCCATACGCCGCCACGGATCCTTCTCCGTCTCGGTCAGGGTGTTCCACGGGAAGATTCGGCCGGAGGATGTTTCCCCGCGGATCGCTTCGGCGACTTTCTCGATCAGGGCGTCACGCTCAGGGGTAGTCATGGTTTTCCTTTCGTGAGCCATTCCGCCCACCCCTGATCCACCACAGGCCGCGGTGGTGTGGTGTCCGGGATGATGTGAATATCCGTATGCCCCGTGTTGATCGAGTGACGGTCCGCTTTCCACTGAGCGCAGTCTTCGCACGACTGGTCCCACACACGGTTGCACTCCCGGCAATGAACCTGAATCACGACGGTTCCTTTCCGCACGTGTGGGAATGGGACGTCCCGTCGGACCATCCCTCGGGTAAACAGCCCGGGCAGGAGCAGGGGCAGGTGTCGTGCACGGCGTAACAGCAGGGCGCGCACACCCTCATTCCGCAGCCGCAGACATTGCCGTGGCTGGGATCGCACGCGCAGAGATCGCTCATGCCTTGCTCGCATCCCGACACCCAGCGGGCCTCGTGCTCAATTCGGACAAGCGGAGAGTCGACCTCCGGGTCGTGGCAGATTCCCGTGACCGAGAAGTCCTTGAGGCAGACCTCTGCGACCTCCCTGCTCCGACCCGCCCAGCGGTGTCCGGATTCCTCTACAGGAACCCATTGCTCTTCACGGGTGAGTCCTCCGAGTGCTTTATCAACCTCAGAAGCCACATGCGCGGTGTGCACGCCGTCGCCTTCCTCCGACCACCCGCAGATGCAGTACTCGACACGGTGCTCGCCGAGGACCCCCCTGTCTGCGCCGTTGTACGTGTGCGCATCGATCACCTCGATCATGAGGTTTTGGGCTTCGCTGCTCACGCTTCCTCCAAAGAGTCTGTAGGGATGTAGAGCACGCGGGCGGGAAGGAAGTCGATAAGGCCCCCTGGAAGGCTCTCGTCTTGGTCATCGTTGGCCCAATACCAGGTACCCCTACTCGTCTTCTGCAGGGTTCCTCCGTCGTGGGTGAGAATTACGTTATCTGGGGTCATCGTCAGCTGTATCCGCTTGTGCCTTGTTGGGCGAGGTGTCGTAATCGAAAACAACCAACATGTCGGTGTTTCCACTTAGGACGGGGCAATCCTCAGGTGGGTGTACCACCAGGCAGGCAGGACACGAGTGATCCTCAGTGAACGGTCCGTAGTGTTTGGTTGGGATCAAAGCGAAGGTCGACGCCTCATCCTGCGGCCTGGTACGAATCCACCCGCCGTAGTCATAGTGCCACCGGGCGTTGAACCTATCGCGCCAAGCACGATCGCGGTGTTCAGGGCTCAAGTGCTGGACGTCTGATCCATGCTCTGTGGTCGGCATAGTCGTCATCTCCCTACGAGTGTCGGTAATCGGAAACATGTGTGCGCTGTCAGATCGGCTGCCTACCTGGAGAAACGGCGACGATCATCGAATCAACCCCTGATAATCTCAGGAATCCTCTGGGAGCCATTCGAGATCAGCAGTAGTCTCAACCCCCCTGGGGCGCAGACGCTCAACCTCGGCTACCAATTCGGCGAGCAGCCGGTAGGACCGGCCCGGTGCGACCGCGACCCGAGACCCCTTCGCCACTTCGTAGTCGACCAGCGCAGCCTTGGCGCGCTCAACAACATCACTCATGCTTCCTCCCCTGTAGCCCGGATGACGAACAGCCACCGGCGGGCCTGCCGCGCCCAGTCGGACCTAGCCTCTTCGGATAACCGATCCCGGCGGGAACCGTCGCAGCCCGACCAGACCCACGCGTCGTAATAGGCGCGGGCAAGCCTCCGGGACTCTTCCCTGGTCACCCCCAGGTCAGCCATGGTGTTCCTCCCCTGCAGCCACAACCGCAGCAGCAGCGGCAGCGAGAAGGGCAGCGGCGATGAACCGAGCCTCAATTATGTTCACCGGCTCGAACGGCTCGCCGTTATATGCGATCTGAACCTCGTTCGGGTATCCCCACTGCGAGATGCCGAACAAGCTGCCCGGGCACCACCAGGCCAATCGGTCAGCTGGGGGGAACTCGTCGTCCTCGTAGCGGGTGGAGTTGGGTTCGGGTAGTTGGATTACCGCCACACCCGGAAGAGAAGCGATGACATCAGCGAGATGCCCCTCGAACTCGTCGAGGCCATTGCCTCTCCACTTGCATCCCGTGCATCGGTCGGCGTCCTCCCCCATCAGGTAGTAGATGTGATGCTTGCCGAGGGCTTCTGTGAGTACTGCACGAACCGACGCCTGCGACTCTGACTTCAGGCATTCCCCCGTCAACTTCCCGCCCACCATCGACTCTCCGCAGAACGGGTTCGCGGGATCGTCGGGGCCGTGATTGTGAACAGCCATCATTCCTCCATCAAATCTGCGTGGCCGTCGATGAAATCCCGGATATCACAAGCCACCTCGTAGCCTGGATCGCGTTCCGGAACGCTGTTGCAGAACTCGCGGATACGGGCAAGCTTCTCTTGGTTGTTCATTCGTCGCCTTTCGGTTCTCGGTTTCTGTCTGTGAGCCGCCCGAAGTGGATGACCCGACCGGGCAGCGGCTTCCCCGGACAAATCGTGTTTATGCAGGGTTTGCCTTTGGGGGCTTTGCAGATGTCACACGACCGCGCAGCTTGGGCGTCCTGGACACGAGGATCATCCGCATACGACACAAACATCGTCATCGGTCTTCATCTCCCAGAGGCCGCTCCCACAACGACTCTGGAGGCAAGCGAGAAACCCAGCAGCACCATGGCCTCACGCGCTCGACGCTGGCAGTCCAGATGCCAACCCGTGTCATTGACGTATCCGACGCACGGAAGTGGACACGCAAGCTTTGAAAGGACCGCGTAGACCGTGATCGGGTCATAGCGCTCGATGTCGCTGAGCTGATCGAGAAGGTTGTCGTGTTGCTTCTCGAACTGCTCCAGAATCCCGCGGATGTCTGGTTTGGCGTGATGTTTACCCATTGCGTTCGTCTCCTGGTGTTGATTGCGGGGGCTGTGCGCCACGTGGAGCGACTTTCAGGGCACCCCGCGTGTCATCGGCGCTCACGACATCCGCCCACGCGTCAGAGCGCCCGTAGCCGCCAACTCCGCGGCCCGGACACGAGCCTCATGAAACGACGACCGCTGCAACACCAAGTTCGTCCCCGCAACCACACAACGAGCACCCACACCCGACTTGCACGACGAACACCGAACCGTCAACGCATTCACCTTCGGCCGCACAAACACCCGCGGTTCCGGCGTCGGCTCCCCGTACCGGTCAGGCACGATCGATCGACTTCATCTCAGCGACCCGACCGACAGCGCGGGCCAGCCGGCGCTCCAGCTCCGCGTCACGGGCGTCCTCACGGGCTTCCCGTTCCGCCGGGGTTTCTCGCTCACACCGATCCCGACGAATCGCACGAGCAGCATCAACGAGATCCTTCGGCAACGGACGAAACCCATTCCCGTGGTCGGAGTACATCTTTGTCACGCCAGCCAGCACGTCGGCCTGGTTGAACTTCCACAGTTCGATCTGCTCAGCCCACGCCTCAACGGTGGCGCGGTTCGGCTGCGGAAACCACGGATCGTAAGCAGCGCACTTCGCAAGAGCATTGGCCGCGATCTGATAAGAGTCGTTCATTGTCCGATTGCCTTTCTCTGGTCAGGGTTTCCGAGGCCAGCCCATCCGAGGACTTTCGCTTCGCCAGCGGTGAGGTTGCTTGATCGAGACGACTTGATGACATCTCCGAGGACTGTTGGGAGGTATTCGGGGAGGTTGCAGTTAGGCCTTCGTTCCCATTCGCGCAGGGCTTCCCGGATAAGGGCGTCCGGTTGTCCTTCGCGGGTGAGCTTCTCAACCTGGACTGCCAGCCGGTCCACAGTGGCTTTCGGATAGGTGTTGCTTCCAAGCTCTTGACGGACGACGGTCTTGGATGCGGAGGATGGTTGCGGTTTTGAGGGCTTGTTGACGAGTTCGATTGAGACCGGTTCCGTGTCGACGACGACGGGTGGTGAGTCGTACGGTCCGGGCGGTGGCTCGGGCGGAAGCGGGACTTCCTCGTCCCCTGCTCCCCTGCTCCCCTGCTCCCTTTCCCCTGTTCCCCTGTTCCCCTGTTCGTGGGTGAGACTCTCGTGAGGGTCTCCAGAGGAACTCAAGAGGGACACTGCCGTGTTGACCATATCCGCTGGTGGGAGTGGATATTTGTGGCCAAGACTGGGGTGATTCACCCGCTGATGCTGTTTCCACTTGGTGATGTACAGCAGATCCTTGAGACTTCCGTTGTGGACGGCTTTATAGCGGGTCACCTGCCCACCGCTGGCTAGTCTCTCCAGATCTTCAGTGACTCTCTTGAGGGTCTCTAGAGGTTCTCTGGCGAATTCATCGGCGTACAGATCGGCAACGATGGAGACGAGTTTGTCTGCGCCAACACCGTTGTCATCTACATACGACCACAAGCCGATGAACGTGAGCCGGGTCGAGATAGGCAGTTTGGTGATGTCGTCGGATCGCCAGAACTCAGGCTTGATTGACCTGATCCTCACTGCACACCACCGCCGAACAGGTGCTTTATGACAGCGTTGTGGATGCGCCACCTTCGAATCTCGGCGTAGCGCTCGAACGCCAGGTCGACGCGCTTCATGTGAGCGTCTGTCGTGCGGCCCGACTTGGCGCGGCAGCGGGTGTCCGGGGCAGATCCGCAGGTGGGACATTCCACCCGCGCCCAGTCGTATGGGATGCGTGGACTATCATCAGTCACAGCCACTCCAATCCAGTGGTTAGGCCCGGGGTCACGGTGTTACCAGCACCGCCCGGGCCGTCTTCGTTCGCACGTTCGATACTACCCGAAAACCGCTGGTAAAGCATGGTTTTCAGCATCAGATTTCCTCGCATTCTGCGCATCCGTTGCCGTTGCACACCTCGCATAGCCCCACCTCGAATCCTGGGCACAAACAGATCGTGTAGGTGTTCATGTCGTCCCGGTCGACACCCATGCGGACCCGGCACCGGGGGGCATGAGAAGACCTGGAATGGTCACACAACAGGCACGTCATGGTGTTCCTGGATGTGTGCTCGGTGGTCGGCGAGTGCGTGGTGTCGGCGGATGAAGTGTTCGGCTTCGTCGGTGGTGGTGAATTCGGCGGTGACCGATCGGCCTTGGGTGCGGGCGCATTCGGCGCAAGCAACGGTGATCATGGGACCTGCCAGTGGATGGTGTCGCCTTGCTGGAGAATCTGTTCCAGGTATTTGACGGCGGTGACGGTGGAGTTGAAGCATTTCGGTGGTTCGGTTCCACCGGTGACGATGTAATGGGGCCACGTCCCCGAAACCGTGTACATCACCTGAACAGCCCCTTCACGAGGAAGTACGCCAGCGACGGGGGTCCGGTGAATGCGAGGACGATGTAGGCGATCGCTTCGAGTTGTTCGGGTGTGAGGTTCATTGTGTTGCCTCCACAGGGTTAGGTATCCGGTAAACAAACCCGTCGTCGTCGAGCAACACCCAGTTGCCCCTGTAGAGGACGGGAACAGTGATGGGGGACTGGGATTGGCGAACAAGCCAACCGTCATCGAACGCTTGCGTCCGGTACGACTCCGCCCAACGATGACAAGCACCGCACGCCCACAGCCCGTTGGACGCCAGATTGGTGTCATCGCGGCGAGATCCGCCAAGACCACGGGGCCTGCGATGGTGTGCAGTAGCGTCTGAGGCATACTCGTTGCAGCGTTCACACCGCCCTTGGGCGCGGGTCCAGATCAGTTCCTTGGTTTCCGGGGAGAACCCCGTATACCTGCGGCTCATGCGGGGGCACCGTTCTCCATGAGGTCGTCAATGAACTCCCGCAACTGGGCAGGTTTCGCGTTCCTCGCGGTCACCTTGTACTTGCCGTAGAACTGGGCGGCCACCGTCTTCTCATCGAGCGTCAACGCCGCGCACGCATCGCCCAGCTCGTGGAGCAGAGCGTTGCGTTCAGCCACCGCAGGATCAGGCGGTGCGGGGGCGTCCGGGTCCCCCTTGCACCACAAGTCGAGAGCCGCGCCGAACCGCATGCCAGCGTTCCGCAGCGCGTCACCGATGGCTTCCTTGACGGCGTTGGGACCTTTCTTCCCGCCGGCGTCGCCGTAGCCGATGCGGGTAACACCACAGATCGTGAGCCGGATCCACAGACCGCCCTGCTCATCCAGAAGCGGCAACCCGTTCTCCCCTACCGCGAACGGCTCCCACGTCCACAGCGGGTCCACGTCCAGGAATCGGGCGGTGAGGTAGCCGTGGCCAAGGAAGTCGAGAGTGATGCCGCCCTTGGGAAGTTTCCCGATCTGGTTCGGCGGGAAAGGTTCCCGGAGCTTCGCAAGTCCTTCCACATCAGGTTCGCTCATCGCGCAGCCTTCCTCAGTCGATACTGTCTGGTGAACTCGCGGGCGCACGCCCGGCAATTGCGGGTCTCCATCCCGCTCTTCGTGATGTAGATCCGGGTGTTCTCTGGCGTCATCTCGTGACCCGATTTGCACCGAGCCTTCCGCTGGTCCACGCGCTGGATATTGACCGTGCGCGTAACGGGCTCCAGGTGTTTCGGATTGATGCAGGCGCGGTTCTTGCAAAGATGGTCAATTTCCAGGCCATCCGGGATGGGGCCGACAAGTTCGGTGTAGGCGACACGATGAGCAGACTTTGCTGGCCCGTAACTGTCTACGCGGATGTTCCCGTACCCCTTTGGGTTCTTCGCCCCGCGCCACTCCCAGCATCCATTCGGCAGTAGCGCAGTCTTGAACATCAGCCTTTGGGCTACAGACGAACCGCGAGGCAGGCATGTCGTGGGGACCGGATCGTTAGGACCAAGATGCGGGGTCAGGCTCATTCGGTCACCTCCGCAGCAGCAGCGGCGGCAGCGGCCATCGCGGCGTCCAACGTTTCCTCATACCCCCACGCCAAAACCAGCGCACACGTGTTGTCCTCAACAGACCAACGGAAATCACCCGCCACATCGGACGGATTGATCCACGCGTTGCGTCGATCACCGGGGAGTACCGCACGCCACCTGCCGGGGCCAACAAAACCGGTGAACCATTCCCACGTGAGGTTTTGGGTTTCGGTGCTCATGCTGTCCACCTGTCCGCGAGCCGGTCCAACGATCCGATCACCGCATCAACCCGAGACAACGCCTTGCTCACCACTTCCAGGTTCAACTCCAGCGCTTCACGGTCCAGGAACTGCAACGGCGCCCCCTCAGACAACAACTCATGCAAAGCGCACCGCGTGTCATCAAGAGCAGCCGCGGCGGCTTTCGCGTCGTCCCTCGCGGTAATCACCCGTGTATCAACAACCATCAGTTTTCGTCCTTGTCTCGATATTCGGAGCAGTGGCAGCGTTCATGCCCGGCGGGGCCGTGGTAGTTGGTGGCGTCACAACCCGTGTCCCACCGTCCCCGGAACTTGTCCCACTGGTAGCGGTGACGTGACCTGTTGTGTCCACACACGCACATCACGAGGCCTCCAACCAGCGGAACTTCTTGACCAGAGCTCTGAACTCAGCAGCCTGCTTCTTCGACCACCCGTAACCAGGGAAATACTTTTCGACCGTTGTCCGGCTCACCCCCAACGTGCGGGCAACCTCGTTATAAGGGGCGCCGTCATCAAGCAAATATTGGGCGAAATCCTTCTGCTCCTGGCTCAACGGCACAAACTGATTCGGCGACGCCAAACGGGCATCACCAGCCGCCCGAACCCGAACCACCGTCCGAGCCGAACAACCCACAACTTCCCCAATATGCTTGGCGGAACACCCCTCACGAGTCATCAACAGGATCGTCTGCACCTTCTCGGGGGTGAGCCTGTTCCCGTTGCTCATGCCACCTGATCCTCACCATTCGCTTTGAGCAGAGGCCGCCGTTCCCGCTCCGACAACCCACCGAACACCCCGTAGTTCTCGCGATTCGCCAACGCGAACTCCAAGCATTCGGCCCGCACCTCACACCGGGCACAAATTCTCTTCGCCGGCTTCGCGCTCTCCCCCTTACCGGGGAAAAACATGTCCCCCACATCGACTTGGGCGCACAGGGCTTTGTCTCGCCACGAGTGCCGGTCCTCGTTGATGATGACCAGGAGATGAGACAGGTCGGTCATGCAACGGACTCCAGTTCTGTGATCCACGCGAACGGGTCCTCAACATCTGGCACACCGGCAAGGGCAGCCATCAACAGTTGAGTGCGTTCGGTTTCCGGGAGGCTTGTCAGATAGGCCCACACGGGCAGGGAGTCACCGCTACGGATACGCCGAGACAACCAGATGACTGTTGCAGCGATACGGGATTCCCAATCCGTCTCCGACAGTGGGCATTCCTGAAACAGCCTGTCTGGGTGGGCTTCCATGTTGCCGTCGGTCGTGACCCACGCGTCCTCCCCGCACACCGGGCAGGATTGCAACTTTGCTGCAGGCAGTTCAGCCCTGTCCCGTTCGATGGTGCGGACCGTGCAGTGCGCCCTGCGCGCCAACTCCACTTCGGGGAGTTTCGGGCGCCGCCGCACCAGCATTCGGCGCTCTTCGGTGTTAAGCCGCATGGGAGTTCCGTTCACGGCGCACTCCACGGCGAACCAATCGATGCTCACGCGCCCCACCTCTGCGCCCGGCGGCACTCATTCGAGCACGTCTTCGCATACGTCCCCATAAACTCGCCGCCGCACTGCGTGCAGATCTTCAGGGACGGTTGTGACCGCAACGCATTCGCGGCGCGCTTCTTGCATTTCTGCGAGCAAAACCTTGCCCTGCGGGTAACCGGCTCGAACACCTCACCGCACTGCAAGCATTCCTTCTCGGTGAACCGTGCCGGTTTCACCGGGGGCAGCTCGCCACGCTTGATGCGGGCACGTTCCTTCTCTGAGAAGCCGCCCCACACGCCGGCCTCGTTGTGTTGCAACGCGAATTTGAGGCATGGCGCTTGGACGGGGCAGGTCCAGCAGATGCGGCGGGCGGCGTCGTTGGTGTAGTGGCCGGATTCGTTGAGGAACCAAATGTCGCCGTCCTTGTGGGTGCAGAGCGCGCGGGAACGCCAGTCGCTGGTGTGGACTTCTGCCAGTTGGATGAACGGGGAGTTCGCCATCACACCCACCCCGTCCCGGTCAGGTGTTCAGGGCAGAACGATGCGGTTGCGGCACCCACGAAATACCCTGAGTCATACAGGTTCAGGTTGGAGTTGTTGTACACGAAGACTGAGGCTTCGTACATGGTGTAGCCGGTGTCGAGGACGTCGCAGACGGCTTTGCCGGCGTTGATGACGGCGGGTTTGGAGCTGTAGGTGATGCCTTCGGAGTCGAGTGCCATGACGAACGCGTCGGATGTGATGTCTGCTTTGGCTTCTGGTGCGGCGAGTCCGGGGCCGATGATGCCCGCAGCGATCAGCAGCGGCATCGTCCACCAGTACCGCCAGGACTTCTCGTTGCGCCTCATGCTGCGTCTCCCTCGGTGAGGTAGTCACGCAACAACCCGACAACAGCGTCGCCGTTCATCTGCTCCCAGATCGTCGGCTCGTTCTCCCAATGCACCGGCGGCAGGAACGGGCGGAACCAAGACACACTCTCCGTGTGGATCAACACCAGCTCCGCCAAGTCCTCCAACTCCTTCAATAGGTCGAGGTCAGCCATGGGTGGGTTGGTGGTGACGGGCAGGTCAGCCCAGTTTGTTTGGTGGTTGTCCCACCATGAGGGTTTAGAATCTTGGATTGACATCGGGAACTGTCTCCTTAGTTGTGTGTTTCCGGTGTTAGGGCCGTCGTCCCGCGCAATCGGGGCGGCGGCCCGCCTAGCTCAGAACAAGCCAGCAGGCTCGTCGTTGTTCTCCAGAAGCTTCTTGTCGGCCCGGTAGGCCATCTCGCCTTCAATGGCGCTCCACGACGCCCCGGTCCGGTACACCTCGGAATTACGGATGCCACCACGGGTAGCGCTTCCCAGGATCCGGCCAGTGTCCCCATACCAGGCGGTTACTCGTCCGTCGGCTCCGTGCTCCATACGGTCGAACGAAGGCAACTCTTCATCGGGGATAGCGGCGAGGATCGCTTCGATCGCGGCTCGTGCTGTCTTCAGGTTCATTAGTCCTGTGTTCCTATCTATCTCGGGGTGATGCGGTACCTGTCGAGCAGGGATGCGGCGACGACTGCGGGGTTCACCCCGTACGCGCCGGGCGCGGTCGTGAAATAGCTCAGATGGCGTTCCAACTCGACGGCCGTCACGCGCTGTTGCCTCATGGCGGCGAGTTCTTCCGCGGTCGCGGTCTCCAGGTACTCCCTCAGGCTCATCCAGTCGTCGCCCGTGAGTTCGGCTTCCTCAGCCTCATCGCAGATGTCCTCAGCGAGGAGTTCGCATTCCGTGGTGGGGCAGGTGCATTTGGAAGGTCCCGGCGCGGGAGGCGGGGGAACCATGCCCGCGCCGGGACCAATGTCACCCACAGGAGTGGATGACGGGTCTGCCGAAACCCGATGCCCGACAGACGGTTCGTGGACTTCTTCCTCAGCCTCTACGGCCACAAGAACATCCCCGAAATCCATGCTGATATCCCGACCCAACGCATTCGACATCGCCTGCCGCTCAAGGCGCGCCAGCCACGGATCCACCACAGCCCCGAACGCCGCCAAACCGTCATGAATCACGTTGTTAAACCTGGCATTCAAACGCTCAACAAGATTCACGCTGTCTCCCCTAGCTCTTGTAGCCGGCACCGCAGACGGGCGTTCTCCTCACGCAACGCCTCCAACTCCGCATCCTCACGCATCTGCCTCGCGTCGAACTCCGCCAACGCTTTCCACAACCCAGACTGGCGAACCTCACCCGACAGTTGGCACACACTCCGATGCTTAGGAGCAGACGTACTCATTCGTCCTCCGGGGTGTAGAGCACGCGGGCGGGGAGAGTCAGCGCTTCCGAAGGATCAGGAACCTCGCAGCCTGGCGTGAACCACGGCCCATACAGCTCCATGAGACTTACTTCCCCGCCTTTTTCAAAGATCCGGCTTTCGTCGTTGCGGACGACCGAACCCTCTGGCAGCGCGTCGAGCTGTTCGACGGTCTCAATCACCCTGGGACGCAGCCGCTCAACCTCGTTGCGCAGCTCGACAAGCAGATTGGATTCCGAGATTTCCAGCCCCAGCTTCTCTGCCCGCAGCCGCTCAACCTCAGCGACAAGTTCGGCGACAGTCTCAGGCGCACGCCGATACGCGTCCTCTGCCGCAGTCATGCCAGTGAGAACCTCGATCTCCACACACGGAGTGCGGTCCCACAGCTCCATATCGGCCTTGGCCCGCTCAACAACATCACTCATGCGGACACGTCCAAACTGGCTACGTACCTCTGCTCAGTACTCACGCGGACCTCGGCTCATAGCTACGCGACTTCATCCACTCATCAACCTCATTCAGGTCAACACGCGCCTCCCGACCGTTACCGATCGGATAAGCCTTCAACCCATCGTTTTTGACGGCTTCCCGTATCAGCACGTCTGATTTCAAGCGGAGGTATGACGCGGCCTCTTTGAACGTGGCCCATCTGGGAGTGCTCATTTCGCATCCTTCGGTTTCGACTGGAACAAAGGTTTCTTCGGTTTCGGGAAATGCTGAATCGGAGGCCTCGGGCGTGAATGAAACGTCATCGCGTCTCCCTCATCGCGTTGCGGATGATGGTCAGCTGGTCGATCAGATCTGTGAGTTCATCGGCGGTGAGAAGGACATCGGCGTCATTTCGGTAACCGGCAACATTGAGGTAGGCCAGGTCGGTTCCGTCGTAGTTCCCTAGACCGATGGTCACACCGCCGTGTGACTTTTTGATCAGACGCTGAGGTTTTGAGTAGAAAGAGAAGCTCATGATTCGGGCCACACAATCCGGCTGGAACGCTCAACCACCGCAGTAGCCCCATAGGACTCGAGAAGGTCGGCCCGCTTCTTAGCTGTCGAGTGCGACCCGTACACCTTGTTCGTTACCGGCCACACGAACTCGTCGGTGCCCATGATCTGGGTGTAGTTGCCAACCGGGCGCCACCCCGGAGGACGCCAGCCGGGGGTGGGTATCCAGTAGTCAGCGGCCTCGTCGATGCACTCGAAAGAGCCCTTCGGGTAGGAGATCACACGAACCCGGTAGAGGTAGTCACCGGTGAACTTCACAGGTATCCCTTCTTTCTCGGATCGACTCGAAGCTTTCTCCGCATCTCCCTACATGCCGCCAGCGTTCGTCCGAGCATCTGCGCGGCGTCGGCCAGTGAAAGAGTCTCGCGGCTAAGGATTTCCAGCTCTGGACCAGTCCAGGTATCTCGATGGTGATGCGCGAAAGTTCTACTTCGCTCGTTTTGCAGCGCTTCGTGCTTTGCGTAATACTCAGCTGCGTCGACATACTTGGATCTCGCAGCGTATGCAGCAGTTCGGCACGGATCGCACCGGCATGCCCAGTGGTTGTAGCCGTTGGCAGTTCCGTGCGGAACCTCATCGCGTGGACGAGTCTTCAGTCCTGCACGATATTTAGCCCTGTTCTTCTGCGCCGCGGCCTTGCAAACTTCGCAGCGACATCCCCAATTGTCGTAGCCGCCGATTCCGTGGGTGAAGCCCGTATACGAACCCTGCAGCTTTTCACGGTTCCGCTCACGTCTCTTGCGTGCTTTCTCGCGATTGACCGCCTTGCACATGTCGCATCGACACCCCTTGTTGTAGCGGCTCTGGCTGCCTTTGCATGACGGGTCGCTACTCACGCCGGATCACCGCCCCGCAGCTCGCGCGGCAGCACCAACGTGCCGTGATCGGCGACGTACTTGGTGATCCGCTTCCAGGCGTAGTCCTGACCAGCAGGCGTCAACTTCCCAACCGCATACGCGTATCCGTTGCGCGCAACATTTTTGTGGGTGAACGCCAACCCTCGACGCTGAGCGTCAGCCGTGGCGTGCCCAGTGTCGGAACGTTCCCCCCGGATGAACAACCCGATGTGCCCGAGGAACCGCAACACGTCAGCCTGCTTGATGGCCACGTTCTGCTTGACGCCCCACGCCTGGACCTCACGCGCGAACTCCTGCCGATGAATGTCGGCATCGGAACCGGTATGCGCCTCAGCCTTCGCGACCAGTGGCGCGTCCCGCTCAATCGCGGCGGCCAACATCTTTTTCTCGGCCTCGACGGCGACGAGCTTGCGCGCGGTGTCCGCGAACATCTCCGTCATCGCCAACAACCCCTCAGGGGTGGTGATGTCCGGAATGGCCGGACGAGTCTCGGCCTCACGGGTCTTGACGGCGAAGTACTCCTGTGCGGCCGACACTTCCGGTTTGCGTGGATCGCCGTTCATTGCGATCAGGTATGCCGCGAACCGAGTGACGAGGAAGTCGGACTGCGGCCTGCCGGCGCCCTTTTTACTGACGGCAGTAAAAAGGGTCCGAACGTTGAAACCCTGGTTGTGGGCGGAAACCTTGGCGCGTTCGACGACTTTCTCGAAGTTCTGCCAGTTGTCGTACCCCATCTGCTCCATGAGCCAGCGGGCAGACCACCGGTCCTCGCCGCCCTGCGGGCACGGGATGCGTCCGGCGTCGAATGGTGACTGGTCTCCGGTAAGCTGTAGTTCAGACATTTGAGCTTTCCTCTCGGGTGTCTTCTGCCCTCACCTGCTGCACACAGGTGGGGGCTTCTTCTATGCGGCGGGGTTTTTCTGCTCGGCTGGCCGCTCCAATACGGAGACGGGAACCTTGAGCGCGACGGCGAGCTTCTTGGTGACGGTGGCGTTCGGCCACCGGTCACCGTTCTCAAGCTGGGAGAGGTAAGGGGCGGAGACTCCGCTTTCGCGGGACAGTTCGGCGGATGACCAACCTGTGCGCTCACGGATGACCCGGAGTTCCTGCCACACCCCGTAGGACTGTTTGACCATGCCGCCAACTGTACTGCGAACAAGTGCAAACCGCAATAGTTCGCGCTCAGTTCGCGCCAACAATGCTGTGACCTGCAATGTTCGAAAACTACAAGCGCGTAACTGCAAAGAATCAGGGTTGTGCAAGCAGTGGACTTTGCACCTGTTTGCACGCGAACATGTAGGCGTGAACGAGAACAAGGAACACCGCGAAGACTGGCCATTCGGGCCAGAACTCAAGCGGCACAGAGAGCGCGTCGGGCTATCTCAGCGCGAAGCCTCACGGCGCACAACGCCACCAGGCAGCGACAAGCCCGCCGTCAGCGCAGGACGGTGGAAGCAACTGGAAACGGGGTGGCAGATCAACAAAGGGACACTGATCCCAATCGGAACGACCGCATCCACCGTGGCCGCCGCTGCCCGAGCTGTCCAATGGGATGTCAACGAAGCTCTGGCGATAGCCGGATTTCAACAGTCAGATATTCCACCGCCGCTACCCGAGCCGGCGATAGTCCGCTACTCAGACGACGAACTTCTCGCCGAAGTCCGGCGACGACTAAAGGAGGCACGAAATGTCATGGAAACTACGCAGACGACGCGAACACCGCGCGAAGCGCGTCAAGACCAGGAGGGCGACCTAGACGCCGCGACCAGTGACACGACGCAACCGCGCCAACCTCGGACCGGCGAAACAGCCGGGGCGGAGATTCGCGACCACATCGCCAGGAGCGTCCGGGCACGTCAACGCCGCAAGGACTAGACGTGCCCGGCGCAACGTCCATGTTGTTGGCGGACACTCGTCCATCGCGTTCAGAATCCGCACCAGCAGAGTGTCGAGTTCGTCATCAAACATGGGCTGCACCTACCGAAATCACCAGCACCGGTCACCCCTCGCAACCGGATGCGTAGACGCTAACGGATCATTGCCAGGATCGACACAGGAAGCCCAAACATGGGAATGTCACGATCAGATAACGCCAGTGCGCGAAAGTTAGCCACCAACACAGAAAGCCCACTACCAGATGACCACCAATGATCGCGCTGTGTCACCAGGGAAGGTGATGGTCACCGCGCTCGCTGTGCTCGCCGTCGTAGGCATCGTCTCCGCACGCAACAACAACGACGACGACGACAGAAGCGCATCACAAACCGCCACATCCACAACCACCACTACACGGCCCAACCCGTACCGCACCATCCCCGGCGACGGCACCCACAACATGGGCGGCGCAGACGGATACGACTGGGGCACCTACACCGCCACCATCCCACCCGGCTCCCCCGGCTGCACGTGGGCGGTCGTCAGCATCGCCGACTACCGCGGCGGCGAAACGCTCCGCGAAGGTGAAGCACCATCCGGCACTGTCCGCGCGAACATCCAACCCGATGGTGTCGCGTCGTGGACCGGCACAATCAACGGGGATCATCGGATCGTGTTCCGCACGAGCGGCTGCGGAACTTGGACCATGACGGATTGACTCCCCGCCAGAACGCAAAAAAAGCGCCCTGCCGGGGATTGGTGAATCCCTCGGCAGGGCGCATTTACAGTCGGTCGCCTACGCAAACGTCGATGGGAGCAGTTCGGACAGCCCCTGCATGGCCTCTAGATGCCTCGCCCGGTCCGCATGCGCATAGATCCGCTGCGCATCCACACTCGCATGACCCAGGATCTCCATACGCGTTTGCTCATCCACACCCGCTGCGCGCAGCAATGTCGAGGTGGTGTGCCGCGAGTTGTGCGGCGGCAACGACTCGGTTGGACCGATCACCCCAGCAGCGCGGAACACGCCACGCCACACGTCGTAGTCCGAACGGGGATCGATCGGCTTCCCCTCCTTGTGCCACACCAAGTCGTGCGGATTGTCGGTGCGGAGTTTCTGCATCGCCACATACAACGGCGGCAACAACGGCACCTCACGCCAACCAGCGTCCGTCTTCGGCCGGGTGAACAACAACGACCCCTCACATTCCTGGTACTCGAAATGCGCCGGCAGGTCCCACCGGGACTGCGGGCATGCCCATGCCCGTGTCTTCCCGCAAGGCCAGTACGGGGGTTTTTTGGGCATACGGTCGGGCCGGGACAGCGGTGACGGTTCGGGTAGAGGATCCCCACAGCCGTGGACGCGGGTTTCCGATTGCAACTGCCAAGCGATGGTGATCCATCCCTGAGCGGGGTTGTCGACGTAGGGCCAGCGCAGGCCGAGGAGTTCCCCACGGCGGGCGCCCGTCAGGAAACCGGCGGCGATCCGCACCGCATCTGGTTCGTCGCACACCTGGAACGCGGTGTGGATGATGTGCTGCGCCACGTCCGCCGGGAAGCCGTTGCGTTTCTTCTTCCGGTACTCAGGTTTGTCGACCAATGCGGCCACATTCCTGGTCGCCACACCCTCCGCTACCGCATCGTCCAAGGCTTTCTGGACGATGACATGGACCAGCTCGGCGGTGCGGGAGGCCCCGATCTCGGAGTGCAGGTCCCGCACATGCTGCGGGGTGAGTTTGTCGATGCGTTTCGCGCCGAGGATCGGGTTGATGTGGTTGTGGATGGCGGCCCGGTAGTCGTTGAGGACGCCGGGGCGGACTTTACGTTTGGCGTGGATGTTGTCGATCCAGTGCAGCATCCACTTCTCCACAGTTGTGGATGAGGTGGTGGCGATGCGGCCCTCTTCGACGTCGCGGCGGAGTTGTTTGAGTTTGGCCATGGCGGTGTTGCGGTCAACGGAGGACACCCATTTGTAGCGGCGGTTGCCGTTGCGGTCGGGGGGTAGTTCTACTCGCCCCATCCATTTGCCGTCGGCGCGTTGGAAGAACGCTCCGTCTCCGCGGGTTCTGCGTTTCTTGGTTGCCATCGTTTTCCCTCCCAGGGGGTCACCCTACGGTTCACCCTACGGTGCTGCGCAGCATTACGCAGAACTGCGCAGTATCGGGGGTCTACCTGCGGGTTTGACAACGTTTCTCCTGGTATGCAACCTATCATCCGCTGACTCTTAATCAGCGGGTCGGGGGTTCGAAACCCTCACGGCGCACAGGTCAGAGGCCATAAGCCTCAGAGGGGATCACCCTAAAGGTAACCCTATAGGGGTTTTCACTCCCACCGAGGGCATAAACCGGTCCTCCATGTCGTCGCGCCGTCGTACTCTCTTTTTATGGGGGAGCCTGCAACCAACACAATCCAACGATGGCTCAAGGAGCAATGAACATGGCCGCTGAACTGTCCAAGATGCTGGAAGACGCCGACCTGAAAATGGTCTACCGACGCCCTCTGCGTTGTGAAGCATGCGGAAAGTTCTGCACCCACCTCAATGAGGTGTGGCGCAACCCGTACCAGAACGGTATCGACCACTCCGAATGCGACACCTGCTACTCGCGAAGGATGGGGGCATGACTGCGGCGACTGACCGGTACAAAGCTGAACGCGACCCGGATCACTCCACCATCGGTGTGGTGGTTGTGAGGTGAAGTCGGATGACGTCGTTTACGGCATGTGCACCGCTTGTGGTTCTGTTGAGGTCGCGTTGATGCAGCCCACTGGCAGTCGGAACCTGAGCCACATAGGTGAATCAGACACCTACCCGACCGGCCACGGATGCGAGATGTGCAACTGATGAACACCGATGATCGTTGCGGCCGGTGCGGTCAACCGTTCAAAGACGGGGAGACAGTTATCGACACCCTTCCCCCAATGCACCACACATGCCAAAACCTGGATGCCTCCGAACGATACAGAGCTGCCCGAAACCCCAAGCACTAGTAGATACGCGAAAAGAGGGCCGCCCCGCTTGCACTGGAGAGTGTGTGCAAGCGGGGCGGCCCCGTAACTTCTCCTGAAGTTCGATGCTTCATGAGGCGTTGATTAAGCCAGGACGTGAATTAACAGCGCGACGATCATCCCCGCGACGACCGCCAGCCACACCGACCGCCACAACTCCAACTGCGGATCACTCATCATCCGACTCGTCCCAGTAGCGGCCCACCAGGCCCTCAGTCAGATAGTCAGGCTGACCTACTGGGGTGATGATCGTCGTCGCACCCAAGTCCATCCGGTCGGCGGTGATCCGCTCCAAGCCGGCGACCACAACGTAGTGCGCGACCTGCCAGCCTTCGCCCTGCGCATCCAGGCTCTCTTGGATGGCGGCCTTGACTGGATCGGCGGGCCTCACGACAGCACCCACGCTTTGAGCGCGTCCCACAGGAACCCTACCGTCACTCCGTGGTCTAGAAACGTGCACACTCGAACGTTCACCGATCAAACCCCTCTCACAGCGCTCATGCGTTCCGGCTCGATGGACAGTCGTGAATGCGCCCCGCAGTTGGTGCAGCGGCGCATCGTGTACGTCAACACATTCGCCACGTACCGCCGCGGGATCACCACAGTTTCACCACCGCACCGGTTGCACACCATCAGCTTGTCCTCGCCGTCAACGAACAGTGCGGGATGGTTTTTGATGTGTGGCCGCAGGAAGTCGTACAACCCCTGCGTGGCTACCACATCGCCAGCGCAGTACGACACCAAGCGTTCCCGATCCGCGGCGCTCTTCCCTGTCACGGCGCGTTCCATCGCGCCCCGGTCGTAGCGGTCAGTTTTGGCGGGCAGGCCAACGATCTGACAGAACGCGTCCAAACCTTTGAATGGGGCACCGGATTTGAACTCGCGGCGTAACACCTTCAACGTGTCAACGGTTTTGAACGGAGGCAGCGGAGGTAACCCGGCCTCCAAATGCAGATCACCCTTCAGCCACGGCACGTCAGCTTCGTCGATGTAGTGCCCGACAACGATATCCGCTTGGGATAGCAGGTTGTGGACGCGCCGCAGGAACCGTTTGCGTCCACCTTTGTCCCATTCGGCGAGCTGGATAACCTCGGGCTGGTCATACCACTTGGCGCACACAATAGTGGTGCGCGGCATGCGGGTCACCGTCTCGTACTGCACGTACCGGTTCTTCAGGTCTCCCCTGCCCCACCAGTATTGTTCGGTGATTCCGGGGAGCCGTTCAACGTCGAGGATCAGGATTTTGTTGCGCACACCTTCGGCGATGCGCACCTGGCGAAGGTCGCTAGTCAGCGACATGATGGTTCCTCGCGTGGTGCCGCCACGCTGTTGGATTCATGTCTGGCATACCGTGTTTGACGAGGACACGCAGTATGTCGGTGAACCTGACGTCGCCGCGTTTCGCGGACTCCAACGAGGATTTGATCTCTGCACGTTCCTGCTTCGACCGGGCACCAACCCAATCACATGCGGGGCAGGTGCGGGGCTCCAAACCTGCAAGATCGGCCAATAGTGACATTCGGTGTTCCCTTTCCCGGTGTTTCATCGGTCGCGTCGCTTGTCGCCTTCGATGCGTTCCAGCCGCTCAGTCCGCAGTTCCTCCCTCAGTCCACTGATGTCCCGCTGGACTTGTTTGAATCCGTCCCGCACCAGATCGCGTATCTCGTCGAGGTCGTCGCGCATGTTGGTGTCATGGGTGTTGACGGTCTGCTCGTGAATCTCATCGGTTTTCGCGTCGATCTGTCGGGCACGTTCCCGGCCCTTGCGTTGCCCTCGAACAGTGAGGACACCGACAATTCCTGTTCCGATCGCTGCGATCGTGGAAGGTAAACCGATGATGAGCAGTCCTATCAGGTCGATACCATCGTCTGGCTGGTACGCGGCGTCCACCGCTTCGCGCACCGATTCCCAGATCATGCGGCGGTGACCGCTCTAGTCGCCGAAGCCGTTCCGGGGTTGCCGCGGCGTTCCGCGCCGATAGACATCAGCAGTGACACCACTGCGGCGCCGCCGGACACTGACAGCACTGACACCCAATCGGTGGCGAGTAGGTCAACCGCGCCCGCGCCGAGTGTGGCGATCGCGGTTTGGGCGAACGTGCGGGCCGCGCGTTCGGCGGCGTCGATCCAAAACGAACGTGTCAACATCAGGTGGTCCTCCCGTTATGTGCGTAGGTAGTCGATGGCGGGCTGGATGTTGTAGTCCACGTGCGGGCCGGTGCGTTTCGCGAAGAACATGCCGGCGTCGAGGATCGCTTTGGTGATCGCGATCGTCTCCGGTAGCGGGGCCTGCACAAGTTCGATTACTTGGGCGAGTAGCGAATCGGGTCCGGTGAACAGGTCCAGGTCGCGCACGATCTGCCAGATGGCGTTGCGGACCTCTTGTGTGTCACCGGGTTCGGTGCAGGCGTACAGGTCGCCTTGGTGTGCGTAGTCGCGCCACCACGGCGGGGTTTCACGCATGCCGTTCGATGAGACGCCTTGGGTGTTGGATGGTGCCATTGGTGAGCCGCCGTGATCGGCCCACACGTGACCGAGTTCGCGGTTCGGGTTGCCCCACGTCACGGCTTTCTCGATGTGCGGTTTCATCCAATGCAGGGAGCCGGTTTCGGGTGCGATGTGGTTCATCCACAGTTCGGAAACCACTACCGCGCCTTGGGAGTAGCCTGCTAGCGCGGCGCCGCGGGTTTCGATGCGTTCGCGCCACCGGTTAGCTTGGTTGTGGGTTTCGGTGATGGCAGCGGCAATGGATTTGCCCATCGGGAATGCTGCTGCTGGGTAGCCGATGGGTTGCCACAGGTATTTGTCTTCGACGGCGCGGGCGGTGTCGGCGTCGGGGCCGATCCACCAGGGAACACCGGTGCCGCACACGGTGATCAGCACGGGGCGGGTATCCACGACGGGGCGCGGTAGGTAGCCCATGACGTACTTAGTCTCAGCCCCTACGACACCAGGGATATACAAGCCTGCGCGCAATTGGCCGCCGGCGTTATATCGGGCCTGCATCTCGGCGACTGCGGCGGTCATCTGCTCGTCGTAGAGCGGGGTGTCGGCCAAATCGCCCGCGTAGGAGGCGAACTTGCGTCGCATGAACGCTTTGATCTTGCGGATTTCGTCGGAGCTGTCCCCTGGTCCGAGGCCGACATATTGGCCGTCGATGCGCATCAGGATTTGTCCTTGACGTCGTAGCAGCCTTCGATGCCGAGCTTCGCTCCGATCGCGCCCAGTACGTCCACCACTGTGCGGCCGCCGAGCTGCGGCCAGCCGTTCAGGGTGTAGCCGCGCTGCTGACGCAAGGTCTCCACGGCGAGTTCGCGATCGGTCCAGTCGTCGGGGAAGTGCTTCACCTTCGGCGGTTCGGGTTCGGTCTTGCCGCCAGCCGCCCAGTGGTTGACCCGTTCGGTGAAGTAGTCCCACGGGAAGTTGGCACCAACATCGGTGTGGGTGCCCCACTTGAACACGTCGGTTACCCAGCGGTGATCCGAGATCCCCGGCCGCCCGTTTGTGTACGGCGGGGGAACCACGAGAGGTTCGAAGCCGTACTTCTTCGAGTCCTGCACCGCCAGATATGCGGCGACGTCGATCGCGTTGGACTGCTTCATCCACTGATCCCGCGACCAGGCAGCGCGGGACCCAGCGAAGCACAGGTTGATGCTGATGCTGTTCGCGTTGCCCACAGACCAGGCAGCACGGTCGGTGTCGACGCAATCCACCACCGTCACACCACCATCGGACGCCTGGGAGATGGTGTAGTGGTAGGAGACGCCGTTGGCGTTCTGGAACCATTTGGCGAGGTTCTCGGCGGCTGCGTCCCCACCACCACCCTCCTGGGTGTGGATCAGGAACATAGTGGGCTTGCCGCTGCGGGAACTGTTGTTGGCCGACCAGATCGGAAACTCGTTATAGGCGGGCCGGTTTTCGGTCACAGGTTCCTCCAGTGTGGTTTCGTTGAGGGCACGTCGCAGCACCGACCAGGCTTCGTCCCATTTGTCGGCGTAGCGGTCGGGGTATTCGGATTGCTGGACTCGTTGCGCGAACTCGCCGGCCAACCTGGGGTTGTTGGCGGCGCGCCTGTAGTCGTCGGAGAGTCGTTCGAGGAACGTGTTGGCTGCTTGTGGCAGGGTCATCATGTTTTCGGGTGTGCCCCACCACGGTTCGCCGTTGGGTCCGGGTTGCTGCTGGAAGTATCCGGAGGATCGGTTGTCGTCACTGCGGGAGTCGTGCGGGTAGTTCTTCGTGGCGGGCACGCGGTCGTTGGCGGGACACCACCACTTGCGGTCATCGCCGGTGCCGGTGCCGACCTCGGTGGAGATGGTCATCAGGGCAATGACGGTGGCGAGTTCATCGAGGCCACGGGCTAGGGAGACGGCGTGGACTTCGCGGGCGACTTGTTCGCGGGTGCGGAGTGGACCTTCGGGTCGGAACCAGGTGAAGCTCATGCCGCCCTCTCGATCGGTAGGGGTTCGCCGCCGTCGCCGTCCGGACCACCGCCTGTGATTGACGTCGGCGTGACGTGGACCTGGATGTAGGACGAGCCGTCCTGGTTGTGCACTGTGAACCCGACGCGCAGTTCGAGTTCGATCTCCATGCCGCGGTAGGTGACCTTCATGGCTTGCCGCCCAGCAGGAACGGGAATCTCGGCAGCCGGCCGATGATGTTGATGACCTGTTCTGGAAGGTTGGTCAGGTCGGGGAGTTTCGCGACGATCTGATCATCCAAATCGGACAGATCGGGCAAGGTTCTCGGTGATCCTGTCGGCGATGCGGTCAGCGATCCTGTCGGCGAGTGGTCCGAGCAGTTTGAGCAGGATGATTCCGAGACGGTCCATGTCCGGGGTTCCTTTCGGGGCATAGAAAAACCCCGCGCACCAAGTGGGTGGCGGGGCTTTTTCTGGGGTGGGTTTAGAAGTAGAACAGGGTGTCGCGTTCGATGAAGAAGTCGATGGCGGGGTTGCCTGTGGCGAACATCCAGGACAGGACACTGGTGAGTGCGATGCCTCCGAGGAGTCCGGTTCCGAGAGCCCCGGCTATGCGTTTCACAGTGGGCTTGGTCACGGCAGCCTCCTGACCGTGACGCGGGACGTGTCGATCAGGTGCCTGCGACCTTGGTCGTCAGCGACAGTCAGGACGGTTCCTGTGGTGAAGAGGACTGTTGCGTTCCAGCCGGCGGGGCCGCGGGATTGAACGTGGATCTTCATGGCGGGTCACCAGGTGTCGGTGGTTTCGACGTGGTGGCGGCCGCCGCCGCAGTGGCGCACGCACTTGTAGATGTGTTTGGTGCCGTCCATCTTGGGTGTGCCGTCGGCGTGGGTGGCGTATGTCCAGTCGGCTCCTGCGCCGCCGCTGCCGGTGGCGCATGCGTGCTTGTAGATCTGCCCGTGGCCGGTGCCGTGATTCGCGCAGTGGGCGGGTGCGGCATCAGCGACTGCGGGTATTCCGAGGGCGAGTGCGGCGATTGCGAAGACAGTCGCGGTGGTGGTGCGTAGCATTGGTGGGCCTCCTTGTTGGGGGTGGGCCGCCCGGCGGGGTTGGTTTCTCAGGCCTATCGCCCCGCCGGGCGGTGTCTCAAGTTGATGAACGTGAGTCTAACCGCGTTTGACCACGTGCACAAGTGTTTCTTTGAGATACACTCCTAGATGTGACAATCATCGACCGTATGATCGCCAACCGGCAGAAACGCGCAGCGACTATCGCCGAGCTTGATGCCGAACTGGCTGCCCTCGTCTATGAGGCGATGACTGTCCACGGCATCACGTGGCATGACATTGGCCGCGCCCTGAAGATTTCCAAGCAGCGTGTGTATCAACTCCGCGCTGCTGGTGACCCGAACCGTTAGCGGGGTTATTCCCACTCGACCAGGACGTAGCCGTCACCGCCGCTGCCTGCGTTTGATCCGCCCGTGTTTACGGCTCCGTCGGTCCCCCCGCCGCCGTTCCCCGCGGGGCCGGAGCTGGTTCCGTTGCTGCCGCCGCTGATGCTGTTGTCGTTGGACAGGAGGCCCCCAGCACCCCGACCGCCAGCGCCCGCACCGTTTGAACGGCTCTGCCCGCTAGTTGGGTTACTGCCGCCGTTACCGCCTTTGCCACCTGTATAGCCTGCTGCGGATATGCCGGAGATGCTGGTTGTACCGCCGGCCCCGCCGCTTCCGCTGGACGACGAGCTAGTGCCCCTCGCGCCTGCTGCCCCTCCGCTAGCCGTCAGGGAAACGCTGCCGGACGAGAACACAGTCGAACCGCCGGGAGCGCCGTCATTGCCGTTGGACGATCCCGCCGCCCGCGCTCCACCGGCCCCACCGAGGCCCCGGACGAGGGTAAACGTCGAACCGAGCGACGCGCGTGGAATCCAGACGCGGCCGATGTAGCCACCGCCGCCCCCCCCGCCGCCGCCGTAGCGGTAGCCGGAGTTGGATCTGCGGCCGGAGCCGCCGCCGCCGCCCGCACCGCCAAGGGTGACCCAGCAACCGGATGCGCCCTCGGGTACCGGCTCGTCGATCAGATCCTCGTAGCCGGGGTCTTCGCTGGAGATGCTGAACGGTTCAAACGACGGCCACACCTTGTCAAAGCTGGTCCCGTTCCACGTGTACAACTCGGGGTCGACGAACGCCGACCCGTTCCACACCTTGAAGCTCGACGGGTCCACGAACGCAGTGCCGTTCCAAACTTTCACGGCACCACCACGTACAACACACCCGCCGTGCCGGTACCTGGAAGGGTGGTGCCCATCCACATCCCGGACGCGCTGCCGGATTTCTGCACCGACGAATCCGCTTTACCCAGTGAGGTTTGCACATCCGAAGCCAGCTTCGATTTCGCGATCGCCGCGCCGGTATTGATCTTCGCGTTGGTGATCGCACCGTCCTGAATCTTGGTCAGGGTCACCGAGTTGTCCAAGGGTGTCCGCTGGTCCGACAGGCGCGAATCATTACCAATACACACCGTGGAACCACTACTACCCACGGGGATGCGATTAATGCTCAGCGTGCCCGACACCACATCGGAAGCATCCACCTGAACATCCAACTCGTTGGTCGCGTAGTAGTCGACGATCTCGTGGATCTTGTTGTCCAACTCCGGCTGCAAAGCCTCCAGGGCTGCATCGTTATCCGCCGCGCCAGCAATAGCCGCGCCAGTAGAGGTGACATCGGTAACATCGGCCAAAACGTGGTCGTGGGCGAGGTCGGCCTTATCGTCCAGCCCCTCATGCGCCCCTTCGATACCGTCCTCGATGTGGTTGAGACGGTCCGCCGACAACGGGGTGTTCGTCGAGGGAACGTTCTCCCACGACTGCTTCGAATAAGCCATACCAAACCCCTCCCTAGGGTTGCGCCCGTAAACCCCTCGGCACCAGGCACGAATAACCGTCACCCGGAAGCACCGCGAGGGCGGTGTTGATCATTTCGGTGATCGCCGAAGACCGATCCAACACGGTCGCCGGGGGCCGCCCCTCGGCGGTGACCTCCCACCCGCCGACCACGCGGGCGGCCTGCACAATCAGTGTGCCGTCACGGTCAAACAAGCCCATCATGTCGTTGCCGAATGCGACGATCTGATGATCAGTTTTGATGTTCAAAACAGTTCCCCTATCCAGGATTTCAGGCGACTATGCGGGGCGTCACGGAGATGCTCGCCCCCGTACCGGACACCTCCACGTCACCGTCGTCGAAAGCTTCCGAACCGACGAAGGTGCCCGACGAGCTGGCCGACCAGATGCCGCCCTCCACGTAGGTGCCTGCCGCCACGGAGATTTCAACCTCGTCGCCGGTGTTGGTGCCCGTGGAGCCCGACGTCCACGACGTCTGCTCCCGCGCATATCCACCACCCGTGGCTTCATTCGCCCCCGTGGTGCCAGCAGCTCCGGTATGCACACTGATCCAGTCGCCGAGACCGGCGATAGCGTCCGACGCTGCCTTGTGAGTTGCATTGGGAATGCCCATGATTGTTTCCTTTCGAGTTATACGGGATTGAGCGGGACCGCCATGGCGGCCCATGTGCCCGACGAGCTTGTCGCCGTGAAGTTCGTGGCCGTCGTCGCGTCGCTGATGGTCAGGATCGGGAACAGTCCCGAACCCGAGAATCGGTTCGTTCCGCCAGAGGGTGTAAACGTCCGGTTCCCCATGTTGGCGAACGAAACGACTACCCGGCCACCGTCTCCAGGCGCGGACGCCGACAGGCTTGCCGAACCACTGTTTCCGTATGACTTCTGCACAGTGCCGGTGGTGGTCGCGTTCAGATACGAGGCCGCGACAGCGCCCACCCACCCGAAGCCGGTGGGCTTGTTGACCGTCACCTGCTTGGACCCGCCAGCAACACCATGAATGACGTACAAGTGTTGGGAACCACTGCCAGCGTTATTGTTTAGAGCCTGGCTGCCGATAAGCGTCATTGTCGATCCGTCGTAGGTGACAGAAGCGATCGTGTCGCTGCCCTGTACAACCAGTGACACCAGTACCGACGCTCCGGCGGTGGCCGTGTGGTTGAACGAGAACGTCGACGTCGTTTGCTGGGACATGGTTACCGCGTCGAACTCCACCGGGTCAACACCGTCATTACCCACGGCGTCCATACCGATTTCCGGGGTCAACGTCAGCTCGAACTCGCGGTAATACCGCTCCGCGCCGGACATTCCAACCTGCGGGGACAGTTCGATCCCGAAGCCCTTCGTGAACCCGAGTGCGGTACCCATGCCGACCTGCGGGTCCAGTTCGATACCGAACGACCGCGCAAACTTCGGCGCGGCCTCGAACCCCAGGCTCGGCGTGAACGACAACCCGAAACCGGGAGACTGCGCGCGCGGCGTCGGGAACAGCGACACCGACGGATACAAATCCTCCGACGGAAACACCGGCTCGAACGCCGCCGGACCACGCATCGCAATATACGGCGCGAACACCAGACCGAACGACGCCTTGCTATGGCTGGCTGCCCCCATCCCCAGCGAAACCGGCACCGACAAACCGAAACTCGCACGGTTGTGCGCCACGGCGGCCATGCCGATCTCGGGGGTGAGGGTGACACCGAACTCTTGTTTCGGCCCGCCATAGTGGAATCCCACCTCGGGGGTGAGGGTGACGCCGAACGAGACGTGGGACTCAGCCCACCAGCCAACAGCCACGCTCATCCCCCAATCTGCAAGTTCACCGCCATACCAGCCCACTTATTCGGCCGCGACGATGTAGCGCTCACCGTCCCCGTCCTGGTCGTCGTGTTGACACACAGGGGCGGGGCGATCCCCGACTGCTCCGCGCGCAAGCGCGCCCCCAGAATCGTTGTCAGCTTGGACGACGACGCCCCCCCGGCCCCGGCCGAGAACGCCTGCAGCGTCACCCCGCTCGGTACCGTCACCGGCTGACTGTGCGCGGTGCCGTTGCCGTGCGCGAACGTGGGGGTTCCCACGGACACAACATCGTTGAATGAAATGGCATACGCACTCACCCAGCCCGGGCCGGTGGCCTTCATCTGGCGAGCAACGCCGGAGCCTGCGTTCTCCATGCGGAAAATCGCCAATCCTCCATTCGCCGGATCGCCATTGTGCGAAACGGACCCGAGAAGTACACCGCCGGCGCCGCCATATGTGGCCGACGGGGCCGAGCCCGCGCGGTCCCACGCCACCACCGCGAACACCGTGGCCCCCTCGGAGGCCTTGAAGTTCACAGTGGCGCTACCGACACCAGCCCCGGCCGACGACACTGCATCGAACCCAATATCCACCGGCTCCGGCGGCACCGGCCAGTTTTGGTCATTCGTAATCGTTCCGGGGTACAGATACTCCGCCACCCGCACCCAAATGCGGGTATAGCCCGCGGCCGGGGGGTTGGAGGTATTCGAGTTCTCGTGCAGCGTGAATGTCGCACCCGAGTCCCGCTCAAAGAAAATCGTGGACGACCAGCCGCCCGAGAACAAGCCGGGATGCCCGAACCACGTTCCGAACGACTCTATCCCGTACCCGTAGTAGTACTCGGAGGGAATGTAGAACCCGTTCGCGTACGGGTCCCACCCCGTGGGGTGCTTCCAGAACGTTGACAGCCACGCGTCATACGACTCCGGTGACAGTCCCATCGCGTTGTCCCGCAACGCCTCCGCGAACTTCGTGTAGTCGTTGATGTTCGTCGCCAACGCCCCGGCAGCGTCGAGGAAGTTCGGGTTGAACGTGTCAGCGATCGACGCTGGGGGTGGAACTGGACCGATCGGCGGCCATGACGTTTCCGTAAGCCCAAGAGGGTCTATGATGTCTTCTTTGAAGATTTGCTTGATCGGCCGATGGTCCGGGTCAACAATCTCCAGCACCATCCCGATCAGCGCAAAGTTGGAGTTCGTATACAGGTAGTCGGTGCCGGGATAGAAATTTGACGGCCCTTTCATAGAGCCCAGGAAGTCCTTCGCGCCCGTCCATGGCCACGTCGGAAACAGCGTGATCCAGAGCGCGTTGATACCCGCCGTATACTCCGCGATCCCCGACCGCATGGACAGCATGTGCCCCATCGTGATCGCGGTACCGTTCGGAATCCCCGGAACGTACTGCTCCAGAGTGTCATCCAGCGTGATCAACCCTTTATCGACAGCCTGGAAAAACGCAATCGCGGTGAACATCTTCGTGGAGGAACCCATGCGGAAGTGGTCATCCAACGTCAACGGGCGAACCGTGCCGCCCACGGTGGTGCCATACGCCTTCGCATAGTTCCCGCGCGGGCCGGTGATCTGCAGCATCACCCCCGGCTGGCCGGTCTCCGCGCGGGACTCCTCCACAATCAAATCCACCATCGCCTGGTCCTCCGGCGACAACAAATCACCCGCAGTGTGCGCTGGAGTGGTGAACTCGTAGGTATCCGACGGGTCCGACAACCAGCCGGCGTTGTCCACCGTCTTCACATAGAACTCGTACGTGGTGTTCGACTTCAAACCGTTTGTCCCATACGGCGGCAACACCGGGTCGGGATTCAACTGAACGAAATCGCCCGAAGCGTCCTTCTCTTTCGCGTAAACAAAATACCCTTTGATTGTCATACGTCAGTAGCTCCAGACCACGTAATCGTGATAGTGCTGAAAGTTGAATCGACCAGCTCCACCAACGTGGGGGGCGTCGGGGGCGTCAAATCCGGGTCAGGGTCAGGCAGCGGGTCGGGCCGGAAGAACACCCAGCCGCCACCAGGAGCGCCATTTCCGCCGGACTGAAATGCCGCCAACGAGCCCTTGCCGCCGTTACCTGCACCACCAGCGGGCGCACCGTGGCCGCCCATGACCTTCTGGTCAACGCCGCCCACATAGTCCTGCTCGTTGAACGTGAACGTGCCCGGGCCTCGGCCAACAGGTTTCGACAAAAACCCTTCAGTGGTACCCGCCGCGCCACCCTCGGCGACAATGGAATACGTGTCACCCCCGGGCGTGGAGATAGACAACGTGGTGTTCCCACCGGCAGCGCCGTCACCAGGACCGCCCACGCCGCCAGCGCCCGGGTCGAGGGTGATGATGGCGTTGTCGCCGAAATGCTCGCCGCGCACCCATGTGGTGGCGTTGAACTTCCCAGGCTGACCGGCCTGACCGTTGATGCCCAATGCCCAGCCCTGCGCACCACCACCACCAGCGCCCACCGCAACCGGGTCGATGTAGTTCACCCAGTTCGGAACCGGGAACACCGTGGCCGCGGTGCCAAGGTAGACCTTCAACGGATCGTGATGGTCACCGCCGGAACCTGTATCCACGGCGATACTCACCCACGGCACATCGCCCGAGCGGGTCACCGACGCCTTCGCAATCGACGACGGCGGGCTATCCGGCGACGTGTTGTTTCTGGTGGCCGCCAGCGACACAATCTGCGACGTCGGATGATTCGGCAAGTCCGCCACACGGCCACGCACATAATGCGTACCGCCCACCGGGACAAGCTCATAGGCGTACGCCTCAGACGCCACCACGGGAACCGGGTCATCCAGCTCGTAGGAGATGAACTCCCCGGGCGCGGCCGTGCCGCCCAAAAGCCCCACGATGTTCGGGGAATGGTGCACCAGCGTCCAGTCGCCCGACGCCAAGTCGACCTTCCAGATGTTGACGTAGAACTCGGTGATCCCTGAAAGTCCGTAGCCGATCCACGACACCACGCCCAGCGGCATCGACTCTTCAATCAAGTCAACACCGATGAGCGAATTGCTCTGCGTGGCCTCCAGCCACGTCGTGACATTCGACAGTGGGAAGTTGGACCGCTCCGACGGCAACAAACCACTATCGACAGGCTTGTTGGTCCTGATGCCAAGGATGTCCCACGAGAACAACCCCAAGCTGGCGCGCGAGGCGATCTCCTCCAACACGTTGAACAGGTCGGCGATACCAGCACCAATACCCGGAATGCCCACCAGGCCACCGACAATGCTGTTGACGATGTTCTCGATGGTTTCCCGCAGATTCTCCGGGCCGAGCATGCCCGCGATTGACTCCGGGGAGATGTTGCGCAACGCGTCGAACAAATCCTCCAGCGTGTTCTCAACGGTCTGCACGCCGCCGCGGATCGCCGACACCACCGTGTCAATCGTCAACTGCACCCGGGCCAACAAGGTTTGCAGAATCTCCGGAAGACCCTCGACCCACGACTGCTGAATAACGCCGGTCTGCTTGACCTCAGCGTCATCCCACCAGAACGTGCCCGCAGCGGCGTCTTCGGTCACCACGAACCGGGTCTGCACACCAGTCACCCCAGCGGGCACCCGATACTCCCCCGACAGCTCCTTACCGGGCCACGCCAAGTTCGCGTCCTGGGGGGCGTACGCGTTCAAATCCACAGGGGCCTGTGCAACGCCGTCGATGTACGGCACCAGCTGCAACCGAATCGGCGCGCCCGTACCCACATACCCCTCATGCGACACAAACACCCGGGCAGTGACCGTCTGGCCTTCGCCCACCGCGAAGAAATCGCCAACATTCTGCCCCGACCGCAGCGCCTTCAACGTGCCATCGGCAATGACTTTCGCCGCACCCGAACCATCACCGCTGCGCGAACTCGACGGGTCCACAACCCAATCCGCGTTATCCCCCACCGACCCCTCAGGAAACTTCGGGGCAGGAAGAATGTTCGGTGCTTGGTTTGATATGCCACCGATCGGCAGAATCGTCAACAAACTGGGCAGCAAATTCCGCAGCGGCGCAAGGATGATGTTCACCAACTGCGCCGCAGCCTGAATCGGATTGAAACTCGGATCGTTGAAGTCGATTGATTGGAAGAAGTTGCGGATGTTACCGAAGAACTGCGTCAGCTCCTCAACCCCACCACCCACAATGCCGGTGATCGCCTCGATAATGTCCCCGAGAATAGGGATGTTCAAAGCCCAATCACGCAACTGGTCGAACGACGCCTCACCAGGGATGAACACCCCAGCGACCGCGCGCACCACCCACGCCAAAAACTGCTCGATGAACTGCTCACCAATCTCAAGCAGCTGCTGAACAGTGAACGGACGCTGCCACTGCAACGCCGACTGCTCCGGGTGAATACCCGGCTCAGACGGCACCGCATGCGCCCACTCCGGCAACGGATCAAACGATGACGTCATGACAGCGGCCAAACCTCAACCGAAAACATCGACGTAGAAGCAGAAGTCGTGTACGTCACCGACCCCGCCTGACGTTCACACCGGAAATAGATCGTCGCCGGTGTACCGGCCGCCACACGGTCAAACCCATCCGATGAGCCCGCCGCAGGTCCCGAAACAAGCGTCAGCCGCTCCGATTGCGCCACACCGGGGCACCGGCCGATCACGTTGCCGCCAGTCTCACCGTTCAACCGGGCCACCAAATCAACCCGAACATCCGCACCCTCACCGGTGACCACCGTGTACCCCTGCACACGCGGCCGCCAATCAAACGGCTGCGCCGGGATCGACACCTGAGCCAAAGTCGAGTTCGCGTTACCCGATGCAGTGTTGTTGATCGACGCCGGAACATACCGGTCCCCCACACGCTGCGCCGCCAGCACAAACCCATCAGCAGTCGAATTCACCACCGGCACCTGACCCGCAACAGGAGACGGATCAACATCCGTCGGGTCCCACACCGCCTCACCATCCGCGCCCTTCGAGCCGGCGTGCAGCGCCAGGTTCAACCGGTACACACCCGGCGTGGATGTTCCAGGTGGCGTGATCTCAGTGAACGACGCCTCCGCCGGGGTTGGATCGTCCGGGTCCAGCTCCGTCAGATTCACCGTCGTATCGAACGTGGCCGGCACACCCGGATCACCCTTCTCGATCGCGGGCACACCAACACCGATACCGCCCTGCGGACGCAACTGGAGGATCGCCGAACCCGACGTAGGATCGACAGGAATCTCCACGATCCCCTCAAACAAATAGTGAGTCCCAGCAGGATTCAAGGGCCACGACATAAGGCACGCTCCATTCACATTGGGCGAGTTACAGAAAGAAAGGACGACCGCTGCTTATCCCTGAGGTGACAGCGTGAGGACCGACAACGTTTCAAAAATCCCCGTGATGAACCGCTGATGCTTCGCCAACGGGGCCTCCGACTTGCGTCCATCCCCCAACTGCGCGATCACCTTCCGCTCATCCTGGGAAACCCGCCACATGACGTTTTCGATGTAGTCAGTCACCATTCGGGTACGTGACATGAACACCAGCGACATCAGGCCGCCGCGAAAAACGTCACGACCCAACGCATACTGGGCACCGTTGCGGAACTGCACCGTCGCCGTCGTCTTGCCCTGCGAATCAAACAAGGCGTTGATGAATGCGAACACCGTTTCGATGTTGTACGGCGCTGATGCTGTCGGATAGAACCGCTCGATCGCCGGATGGTACGGGCCAACTTCGTCACGGCGGTCGTAATGCTGAATCAACTGGAACGCCAGGAAGCTGTTGTTCAGGAACCCCGACAGCAGATCGGACGGTATGCCGGTGAATCCAACAACGATCATCAGCGAGTCGATCAGCCATGCGAAGGTGGCATTCATCAAGTCGTTCAACCACTTTGGGCTACGGCCACCAATAATGTGCTGCCAACCCTCAGGTGTGTGGTCAGTGATCGTGCACGCATCGATGCCGGTGTCCTCACCCGGCTCGGGGGCCACGAAATAGGCGTATGGCTGCTCGAAATCCACACCCAACGCGGGCGCATAGAACACGCCGTCCATGCCGGGAACCTGCTTGATGACAGGTTTGAAGATGTCCCCCAGCGACCCGCCAAGGTCAATCGTGGTGCGCAGCACCGAATCGAGCACGGTTTTCGTCGGACCAGTGATCTGCGACCGGTCCACTGTGGAAAACACGTAGGTAGGCTGGTCCAGGTTCGCCCACCTGTCAGGCTGCGGATCACCTGGAAGCCACAAATCCATGCGGGTATCCACACCGTACGACTGGGTAACGTCCTTGATGACGGCCTGAACGGTTTCCATCCGCACTGTGCGAGCCACCATCGGCGACGTGTCCAGCAGTGGATTGGTGCGTGACACATACACCGGGGTTCGCAGCATGCGGGTGAACGCCTGGACCGACAGCCCGTCCCGCGACAGGGCTTGCAGAACGGTGCCGAACCATGCCCGGATATCCGGGTTTAACGACAGTCCGTTGTTGATGAACTCCAGCCACCCGGACTGCAACCGCAGAGCGCATTCTGCGACCATGTTCTCCACGACGGTTTGCAGCGCCCACACGAAGATCGCGTGCGAGAACGGCTGTGCCTGAATCGGCAGCCACCACGACGGCCAAATCACGTAGTAATTGAGGATGTCGCGGATACCGCGCAGTTCAGCGGTGCCGGTCCATGCGCTGTCGCGGTACTCGTAGGTGTGGTTCTTCGTGTAGAACGCATACCGCAAACCGGCTGTCTCGACGATGACACCGACCATCGTCTTTTTGCAGTCCATGAACAAAGGGATGAGAGGGCTGTTCCCTTTGAGGACGATCCGGCCGGTTTCAACATCGTTGCGCGGGTCAGCACCCGACGCCTCGATCAAATCGCCACCGACAGCGCCCATCGGCTGCCAAAACTTGTCGCACACCGTGAACCGGAACGACGTGTCTACCTTCGATTTGCGTTCCGTCAACGCCCGCGCGGTTCGTGCGATCCTGTTCGGGTCGCCGGACTGGAGGGCCGATTGCCATGCGGCTGTTTCGCGTTCAAACTTCGACAACTGTCATCCCCCTCCTTTCCTCGGTTCACAGGCGCCACAAATTCACCCACTACAGGGGCTACATCGGGTAGCGGCGCAACGGAGTCCCCGAAAGAATCACCTTCGAGTCAGCGTTGCCACCAACAATTTCTGTCTTCACAAAGAACTGCTGCGCCGGTTCGCCAGGCGACTTCGCGGGGATCGCCGCGTTCTCACTGAACCGGCCCGACAGGTACTTATAGAAATTGCCCTGCGGGGGAACAATCCCGAACATTGAACCGATCTGATCGGTGAATGCGTTCCGTTCCGAGAAGAACGTCAGCAGTGTCTTCACCGCCTGTTGGAAGATGTTCAGCTCCTGCGGCGACGGCGGAACCGACGTCAAATCCTGTACCAACGTCGTCTGTGAGCGCGGGTCGGTACGTAGGAACACAATCTGATTCGGCAGCAGCGGGCCGAACTCCACATACTCATCCGAACCGGGACCGTCGTACAACCGGAACGTGCCAGGACCGAACACCGTGGCATCCCAATACATCGGCTGGTCACCAACATTGACCATCGGCACAAACCCTGATTGGGTGACATTCGCGTTGTCGCCGGCGGATATCTTCCGCACCGGGGCTGGTGTCGCCTGCGTGATCAACGCGCCACCGGCCTGCATACCAAACCCGATGCCCCGATAGTCCGGGCCGAGTTCACTACCGGTGCCGGTTTCCTTGTGCGACAGGATCGGCAACCCGTTACGCAACACCTTGAACATGCGGGGATTACCCTCATAACCCGCGACCAGGGTGAACTTTTCCCCGATCAGCGGAGCCACCAGCAAGGGGCGTTGAAACATTACTGTCTGCGAGAAGTTGTTGAACCTCGACAGTTTGATCCAGTTGCCCTGCACCCTCATGCGGACACCGTTGCCGTCCCAGTCGCCGTTGCTGTCGCGGCCCATGCGCGCCCACAGGTCATTCGCCCCACTATCAGGGACGCTCCACTCCTGAAACCCACCAAGCACCATCGACACAACCTGGTTGTCGGTGTCAGTGTCAAAGTCCTTGTACGGGCCGCACACCACTTCTCGGGTCTCGGTGGTCAGCGGATCATCCGGGTCGTCCCGCCACCTCGCCTGGTCACCATTGGCGTAGATGTATCCGCCGCCGTCACCCTCGTAGTACAGCGGCCAATCCGCGCCGAGGTCCTGCGAGCCCGTGGTGTCGTAGTTGAACGTGTCGGTCATCGACTCGTACTCGAACTGGAAACTCGCCGTGTAGTCGTAGGTACGCCAGAACCCCGAATCGGCCCGCAAACGCAGGCTTTCGCGCTGCCGCTTCCCGATCTCCAACGGTGCTTGCGGCGCGCCTTGGAACCATCGGACCGGCGCCCACCAATGACCCATGTCGTGGGTGAGGAAGTTCAGCGTCGATTCCTGCTTCGCGTCGATCGACGCGACCAGATCGCGGTAGACGCGGCGCGTCCACTTCGGCGACCGGCCACGGCATTCCACCCCGACCTCGACTTCGATCGGGTCGTAGAGAGCATCAATGTTGGTGATGCCATCCTCGGTGGCGCCCTTTTGGTCGATGTGTTTCCACGGCGGGATCAGGCCCTTGAGTGAGGTGAGGTGCACCATCTCGGGTGCTGTAACCCGGTCGGGGACCGCTAGCCCGCCCATCATGTGGAAGGTGATCGACTTGTCGTAGGCGTCGAGCCACATCATCGGCTTCTCGCCCTTGGCGAGGTCGTACCAGCCGTGCGGGGTTACATCTGTGGCGGGGTAATGCTTCTTAGCCATTTACCCTCCCGGCATGACGTACTGGTTTTGCAGGTGATAGGCGATGTCGCGGCCGGTGCCATCTTCGGTGGCACGCTGGTTGTTGACCGTGATGTTCGTGTCACCCTGCTTGGTTTCGACTTGGCCTTGCGCGGCAGCCTGCGGGTCGATGTCCTTGCGCTGCTGGGACGCCTGACCGGCAAGGTTCGGCAACGCCGGGGCCGCACCCGCCAAACCACCCGCAATGCGGGTGATCCAGTTGTTGTTCGCCAAATCCGAACCACCCGTAGGCAAGAACGTTTCCATCAACCCTTGGGCGCCGATCGCGGCGACCTGACCGCCGTACTCGATGGCACGGTTGATCAGCTTCACCCCGGTCTGCGCGGCCTGACCCGCACCCGGGGCCATCGCGTCCAGCGCCATACCACCGGCTTGCACCGCCATGCCAAGCGCACCACCACCGTCCATGCCGATACCACCGGAACCGGACCCGGCATACGGTGCGACGTTCGCCCCGATGTTGGTGGTGTTCGTCGGCCCGCCAGTGAACAGGCCTTGCGGTGCGCCAGCGGCCATCGGGCCGCCACCGCCGCCCGTGGTGGGCAGCGGGGCAGGATTCGTCGCCCACGCACCCGACGACACCGGAGCCGGCGGGTTATTCAACGCAGGGTTGGTGTTCTGCGGGCTGTACAACCCCGGCGCACCCGCCGCCGCCGCCGACCCGCCAGGGACCGACGTCACCGGCCGGTAATAATGCGACGTAAACGACGGATCATCCGCGCCCGTGCCGCCGATACCACGCCGCGCGGCAGCGGAGTCACTGCCCCAGTTGAATGGCGTTCCCCCGGGCAGGGTGGCTTGCATGTGGCTTGAGTTGAATCCGACCCGGAAATCACCCGGGCCGCCCATGCCCTTGACGAAGCCACGCGCAGTCAGCCACTCGTCCGCATTGTGGGTCGACATGCTGGCGCCGGTCGTCGGGCGGCCATCCATCAAGTTGACCAGATCCTCAACAGCGCTAGAACAATCAGCCAAACCCTGCGTCAGGTCGCCGCGTTGTTCTTGTGTGTATCGTCCGGCGGGAACGTTCGCCAGAAGCGCCGCGTCACCGGGATAGGCACCGATCGGCGTCATCGACACACCGGCCGCACCGGCCGACGGGTAGGAACCCCGGTCATACTGGTTGTTCTGGTACTGCGGCCCGAACACACCCTGCGCGCCGAGCACACCCATCAACCCGTGCCCACCCTGCGTCGGGCTATACGCCGAAATGGCCTGCAACTGCCCCAACAACGGTGCCGCCGCGAGATTCGCCACGAACTTCGTGATGTTCTCCGCGATCCCCGCCAAACCCTTCGAGATACCGAAATCCTGATCAAGCTGGGCACCGATCTGCCCCAAATCCTTGACATGCTGATCGGTTTGCTTCGTCAACTTCTCGTACTGATTCGCGCGGGCCTCACCCATGCGCATCTCGGCGGCCTGAAGGTCACGTTCCGCTTCGATCACATCGTTACGGGCCTTGAGCCGGTCCTCTTCGGTCGCCTCGGTGGACTGCTCCAACTGGGCTGCGCGGGCACGCTTCTCCGCCAGTTTGTGGCGGGCATCCAGATACGACGATTCAGCGGAGAACACGGCCGCGTCCTGCGGCATGCCAGGAATCCCCGGCGGCAACGTCGTGTCATACGGCAACACCGGTGCATCCGGCAACTTCGGGCCAGAACCACTACCACCATCAGCCCCCACCGCGCCCGGGAACAGATCAGCCAACGGACCATCAGGACCCGCATCCGCAGCGGCAGCACCACCACCGCCACGGCGCCCACGGCGGTCCTCCACGGAAACATCCAATGGAACCTGACCAGGCAGGTTGCCGAACGGAGACGCTGGACCATTCGAGTTCGGGCCAACAAGCCCCGGTATCGGGATACCACCAACCGTAGGCGTACCAGGCCCAGGCCCGCCGCCAAGTTGCGGCAACGGCGACGGTTGCGGATCAACCCCAGTGCCGCCCTGAATGTTGCGGTCCCACCACTCACGGGCTCTGCGCCCCAACTGGTCTGGCGTGTTCGAATGATTCCAATTCTCTGCGCCAGGAATCGCGTTCTGAATGGCCTGCTCAATCTCAGGTCCGTTCTGCGCGACCAGGAACGCCAACCACGCCGGCACCGCCACCCGCGACAGCGCAGCAGAGATTCCCTTAGCCGACTTATCGGCAGTCGCAGGCAGCCCCGCCAGGGTAGTGCTCACTGTTGAAAGGGATTGCGTCAACGCGGTAACACCAGCTATAGCCTTCCACGCCATAAACGCGGTCACTACATCACCAACGCTGATCCCTATCCGGTCCAGCATTTCGACCACACTCGACAGCGCATCCCACAGATCCTGCGCAGTCTCAACCGCACCCTCGAACGCATCCTTGATCTCGTCCTTGTGGGCAACGATCCACGCGTTCAAGTCATTCAACTTGTCGGTCACATTGTTGATCGACTTCGCAAGCGCCCCGGGACCCTCCGTCGTGTCCAGAGGGTCACCGAACAAAGCCGAAATGAAGTTCGCCCCAACACGACCCACAGCAGCGTTCATGTTCGACAAAGCGCCGTCAACAGTGTCGGCCAGCTTCTTCGACATGCCACCGAACTGGCCCTCAATCGCCTGCACAAGCATGCCGAACGAAATCGTGCCGTCCTTCGACATCTTCTGAATCTCGGCGCTCGTCAAGCCGAACTCTTTCTGCAACGCCGCCTGAACATTGATGCCACGCTCATTGAGCTGCAACATCTCCTCGGCCTGCAGCTTGCCCTTGTTGAACACCTGGTTGAAAATGACGGCCAGGTCGCCGAACTTCTGGCCAGACGCCCCCGCCGCGTCCGCGATCGCCGTCAACGCCGCCTGCAACGGGCGGCCCTGCTTCACCCCACCGGCAAGGAACTGAGTAGCCGCTTTCGCCGCCTCATCCAACGCGATCGGAGTACCAACAACCACCTCGTTGATATCCGACATGATCGTCTTAACCTGCTCGGCGCTGTTCCCCATCGCGGCAAGACGATGCGACGTCGCATCAAGAGACTTGTACCTGTCGAAACCCTTGAACAGGGCAACACCGGCGGCGCCGATGATGCCTGTCGCGGCGGCCGTGAACGCGGTACCCAACGCGCGGCCAGCCAACGCGCCAGCCTTCGACGCCGCACCCTCATACCCCGACAGGGCAGACGAAAACCGGCCCGCCACAGGCAACGACGACACCAAAGACGAACTGAACGACGAACCAAACCCCCGGCCCGCCGACACACCATTCGCCGCGAACCCATCCACAATGCGAGAACCCGCAGCCTTCGTCGCACGATCAACCTCACGTGACAACTGCTCACCAGCATTACGCCCAGCGGCAGCCGCCTCCTTGGTGACGTTCTCACCGATCGCACGGCCAGCAGCCGAACCGCCACGAGCCCCAGCAGCGGCCATCTCACGCTCAATGTTCTTCGCCGCCACCGCAGCAGCACGCTCATCAAGACGAGAAATAATGTCCACGTAGATCGGCATCAGACACTCACCTCCCGTCACCAGCCGAACAGATCGGCCTCAACCTCACGCTGCAACTCGTGCGCCTCAACCGACGCTTTCGCTTTCTCCAACCGATCAACCGGGTCCTCAAAAGCGAACGGCTCATACGCCGCTTTACGGCTCTTCGACGCATGGAATGACGCCCTGAACCGGGCGATCTCGTTGTATGTTTCCGCCGCTATCAACTCCGACTCAGACCAGCGGCCACCACGAACAGCCCGCGCCACCGCACCATCAACCGGCGCGAAATCCACATACAACTCCCGAACATGTTCTTCAGGATTGTCCACGAACCGCACCCCGAACAGGTCCAGCAACTCCAAACTGGACAGCCTGCCCTGATGCCAATCCGAAACACTCAACCCGAAGAAGCGCCGCAGATCACTCGCTATCTGCCTCGGGTACAGTCTCCAGAACCACTGAGCTTCCATCACTTTTCGAGTCGGACTCAGCGCGCTCCGCGATCGTGAAGCCCTGCTCGGTCCACGCCCGCCACACATCACGGGCGCCAGCAGCACGACCGTTGATCTTCTTCGACCGCAACACCTCGTAGTTGTCCATGCCCAGCACGACCTGAACGATCCGCACCTCACGCGGCGGCGACACACGCTTACCGTCCTTGAAATACGGCGGCCCCTTGACCGCGCCGGGACGGGTCTCCGCCGGCAACACCATCTCGTTGCCGTCACGGTCCTTCACCGTCTGCTCCGGGATGTACAGGTCCGGCTCCCGGTCATAGGTTTCGATCTCTTCGAGATACGCCTCGTATGCTTCCAGCGCATCATCGTCGAGCATCCGCAAGTTGGGGTGCGGGGGGATCGTCATGGTGGTGCCGTCATCGAACTGAAGGACACGATCAGCGAATGGTGAGTCGAACTCGGTGGCCTGTTCACGCGCGGCGGCACCATTGTTTTCAGGTTTCTTCACAGACATCAGGGGCTTCCTTAAAAAGGGGGGGCTTCGGGGTTGAGGGGTTGGGCTGGCTTTATGTGGGTGCCTGCCGGGTGGGTGCCAGCCCCAAACCAACCCACCCGGCAGGACGACTTACCGGCTAGCTGCCGTCCGAATACTGCTCAGCCCAGCCGGGGCCACCCATCCACACATAGAAGTAGCCGGGAACAAGGGCGATCGTCCCCGCCGGGTCAGGCCGCATGAAGTACTCATTCGGCAGCACCTTGTACGTCAGGTCCGCCGCGTCAGGATCGGTCTTGGACCGCTGCTTCGACGCCTGGTCGTCCAGCTTCACCGCCGGATAACCCTCAGCGCGGTAAATGAACCCGCCCGAGGTGCGGCGCGCGTACAGCAGCAGAAGCTGGTACTCCGCCGAGTCAGCGTCCAGCAGCGGACCCTCACCGTAGTCAGGGGTACCGGGAAGCGCGACCAGCGGATTACCCGCGTTGTCGCACAACGGAAGTTCCGACTCCAGCCGATGAATCAGCGGATCAGCAGTACCGAGCGCCACGAACCGCACCGAGTACGACTTTTCCGTCACCTCAGAATCGACCGGGAACTTCGACTGCAACACCATCAGATCGTCAGAGGTGACGTCCGGTTCACGTTCCGCACCGCCATCCTCGGGGTTGCAGCCGATGTGCCACCAGCCCTCATTCGGGTCAGTGTTGTACTCGTACTTGCCGTTCACCTTCCGGCGGATGAACAGGTCGTCGCGAAGCTTTCCGTCCTGCGCAAACGGCGACCACTTCACCGTCACGCAATCATCCTCGAACGGCGACATGTCCGTCGCGGCACCGCGGTTGTCGCGGATGAAAACCGCCTGCAGGCCGCCACGCTCGATGAACGGCTTGTGAATGTCAGTGAATCCGCCGGCGCTCCAGTCGGTGCCGGTCAATGGCTGCGTCATAGGGACGCTCCTCTCATTTGGATAAGGGACCGGATTGCGAAAATTTCCGGCGAACAAAAAGGGACCCGGCGCTACCGCCAGGCCCCTTTGACAGGGCTGAAACCTTCAACTAGATGTACTGAACACCGATCTCGTAGCGGCACACATGCCGCACCAAGTGGCCGTCGTCGTCATACTCGACAAGGACCGGTTTCATCAGCACACGCGCATAGTCGATACGCGCAACAACACCACCGCCGAGCGGTATCTCCACCAGCGGGTTAACGACGAGCTCCAGCATCCGATGATGCGTCAACTCGGCCTCATTCTCAGCGGCCTCATCAGACGCGGCGAACGTATGCACCGACACGACAGCAGAATCGCTGCCTTCCTCGGGAACATCACGACCATCGACACGACGCACCACACGGTGCGGCAACGGATCACCCGACAAGCGGCGGGTAGAAACCTTTCCCAGAGGGGACAGCCACGCCACCAGTACACGGTGGATACTCGGCGCTGAATCAGTCGCCATACGCGGTGCCGCCGAACTGTTTAGCTGTCTTCTGGGCAGGCGCGTACTCGTCGTTGTGCGCCGACCCGAACTCCACGAGATGCGCTTGCGGATCAGTCGCGCCGACCTTGCCGCGGCCCTTGTTCGTGGACCGTTCCGTCACCTGAACAGAATCACGGTAGGCGCCGGTGCCCACGGGGGCATTGTTCTTCCACGCGGCAACAACCTCGTCCATGAACTCGTTGACGCCCTGATTCACCTCAGGCAGTTTGTCGAAATCGTCCAGCCGCACACCGAACTTCGCTAAAGGGTTTTTCCTCGTTGGACCGTTAGCCACGATTCATCACACCTTCCGAAGTTCTGCCACCAAGCCCGGCGCCCAACCGTGAAAACCCATGTTCCAGTCACGAACCGCAACCACATCGAACACATCCGGCCCGTACCCCACACGGTCTTTCACCTTCACTGGTGAACCGGGCGGCAAGTACAGGTCAACATCGATCGTTTCGGTTTCCACAATCGAATACGTCCCCACCACCTGCACATGCGGGGCAAGTTGGATCACTGGAACAGACACCCCAGAACCGAACTGGGGAACCGTGTTACCCAATCCATCCGACGTGTCACCGACGTGCGGATAGTGCGTCACCGTGTACGGAGTAGGGAACGTCACGGCATGTACCTGTCGGAACCCAGCGGGATGCTGTTCATCGATATGCGGTATGGCCGCAGACGCAGTTTGAGCGCGTTCGTAAGATACAAGTTTGACGAATCACCGCCCCACTTGAACGAGTACGGGCCAGCAGATGCGGTTGTGCCTTCGGGGTATGGCGATTGAGGTGCAGTGAGGGCGGTAGCGGCGATTTGCGCCACCACCCTCACCACAGCACCAGGAATCACGTCAGGAATCGACTCCCACCCGAGGTACCCGACAACGAGATCGGACGCCTCTTCGAGGAGAAGACCTGCACGAGTGGCTTCGTCCGGCGTCAGTTCACGCCCGAGAACCAACTTCAGGTCATCGATATCCGCCAGTGACATTCGCTTATCGCCTTAGCTGCCATCCGGGACGACAGCGCCGACGGGCGTCTTGTTGTCGCCAACCGCGGTCGCGCCGTTGCCGAGCACGTACGCGAAGCGGGCCTTCAACCGGAGAGCGATCATGTCACGCTCAGCGAGGTTGATCGATCCGACCGTGGCCTGATCGAGAAACTTCACGGTGATGTCCTGACGGACACCGATCCGAACTCGCGAGGAATCCACCACCAGCGCCTCAGCGACACCGACAGGCCACGCACCGTTGGCGTTGAAGTAGGTACCGAACCCGTTGAACGACTCATCGCGGAAGATCGGGTTACCGTTCGCGTCACGAAGGTTCGCCACGTCGAAACGGAATCCCAGGCTGGCGAGCAGCGTGTCAGGCATGTACCCGGCTGCCGCGACCGCCTTCGACGCCCGGTTGATGCAGCCGATCAGGTCGTCTTCGTTCGCGTCACCCGGAACGATCGTGTAGTCCTGGTTTGCCGCGACAGCCGCCGGGAGCAGCGCGGGCGACACCCACGACGACGGCTTGTCGGTGCCGAAGATGACAGCCTGATCGAGCTTCTTACCGATCGCCTGGCCGCCAAGAGCCGCGATCTCTTCCAGCAGCGAGGTCGATGCGTCATCAACCACGTTCTCGTGAACGGGAATGATGACCGCGACTTCCTCAGCGACCAGGGTCCGGTCGGCCCACGTCGCCTCAGACGTCGGCTTCACACCCTCAGGTTCGGTCGCGGACTCCGACACCCACGAAGCGCCAGGCAAGGTCGCCAGGACGGGCAGGTGAGTGGTCTTGGTGCCCATGTTCACCGTCGGGAACGCCTGCAACACAGTCGATCCCTTCTTCGCGGACGCCAGGAGGTCGTTCGCATAGGCCTCCTGAATGAGGGTCGCGACCTCGGAACGTGAAATGTCAGCCATGATGGCCTTCCTTTCATGGTTTTCCGCCGAGGCCGATCCTCGAGCGGGTTTCGATGGTTGGGTTAACCGCCGGCCCGCATCCGCCGCAGAGCTTCAGCTGCTGCTGCTTTAGGGTCCAGGTCTGCGGTCTCAGTGCCTGTTGTTCCTGATTTCAGGTTCTTTGCAGGCGGTTTGAGCTTTGGGGCTTGCTGTTGCAATTGCTGATCACGCCATGCGATCAGCTGATCAGCGGAGGCTTCCAGTTCCTCTTTGGTGCTACCCGTGAGGCTGGCCGCTGGGACGCCTTTCTCGGCCGCCACTGACGTCACGAGAAGGTCGCGTTCTGCCTTTTCCGCCCGTGAGCTGACTGATTGCAGCTGCTCGGTGAGTTTCTGCAACTCGGTCTTCTCGCCCTCGCGGATTTTGTCCAGCTCTTCGGCTTTCGACTTCAGGTCGTCGTAATCGGAGAATTTGCTTCGTTCGCGTGCGATTCGCTGCTGGATGATCCGATCGAACTCGTCCTGAGATGTGATGGGTTTGAACGAGTTCTGCTGTTCGTCCCCGTTTCCGGGTTGGGTTGTTGCGCCGTCTTCGACGGTGTTTTCAGCCTCTTCGGGCATGGTGATATAACCTCCGCGTTATTGGAGTGGCCCGACCATTTCTGATAGCGCAGGTCGTCCGCGCCTTCGCCTGAAGTGTCAGGCTGAAGTCATGCGCCGTAGAACGGCTTTCGTGTCGATCGCGCCGTGTGCGCCTTTCGTCTCTCCGTCCTCGCGGGCGGCGGTGACGGCGTTTTGGTAGTCGTCTTCCCATTTGTCCACATACGGTGGAGGCTCGTATGACTGGCCCGGGCGGACTGGGACGGCGATGCAGCGGCAGTGGTCGTGGTACTTGGTTGATGCCCCGGCTGATTCTCTGGACCAGTACACTGCGCCGCGTGTGGCGAGCATCCGGCAGAACGGGCATGCTGTAGCCGACGCGTAGCGTGCCCATCTGGTCCTAGCTGGAAATGGCGATCCAGCGGCGGCGATTTCGTTCTCTAGGTTGGCAAGAACTGTTTCCCGCGAGGCGTCGAACACCATCCGCTGTGTAGACCCTGCGAGCCGGTCCAGTGGAGAGGCTTCTCCGGGGGCGTGGAACGCCCACGACACCGTTTTCTGAATGCGGTCTTCTGGTATCGGTTCGATGACCGGTGACGCCTTATAGGGCAGCTGCGGCGCGGTTTCGGTGTACCACTGCGCTGTGACCATCGACGCTGCCGACAGTTGCGGAGCTACAAGTTCAGGCAACGCGGCAGAGACAATCTGCTCGAACTCCGCAATGTCAGAGTATGACCGCCACAGTTGCACGAGCTGAGATATGTTCAGCGTCGCCAAGTCCGATAGAACCTGCTGCAAAGCGTCGGCGTCAGTCGGACTGGGCAACTGTCCTACCTGCTATATCCCCCACCTGTGGATCACGCTGAGCCGTTGCCGCTCCTTGCCTGATGCTCGACACCAGATCAACAACAGTGGACTGCTGAATTGAATCCTTGATCGCCTTGATCTGCTGCTGCGACAACCCAGGAACCAAATGAACCACATCCCGCAACTGCACACCAGCCGCGACAAGCTTCGTAATCCCATCGACGACAGCGCCGAACGCACGAGCCTCAGTGTCCCGCCAAACCACCTCAGCACCAGAATCAGCCGCAGTCTCCTCATCGCCATCAATCTCGGCAGCCAGACGTAAAACCTGCTCCCACGACTCACCGAAACTGTCCCGCTTAGCCTGCAACTTCCGCTGCTGATTCGCCTCAGCAGCCGCCAAAGCCTCAGCGGACATATTCACCATCTTGCCCGTCACCTGAGCCGGCGAAATCTGCGCCCGCATCGCAACATGCTGGATCATCTCATCCAGAATGTCGTTGTACTGACCCGTATCCGCAGCGGGCAACGACTTGGCGTCAACATCCTCATCTTCAAAAGCCCACACACGCTTAGCAGAAGCAGCCAGAATCTCACTCGGAGTCGCCGCCCAACCTGTTATCACCTTCTGGGGGAACGCCCCGAACCGAGACACCACCAGTCGGTCGAAGTTCACCGAGTTGATGGCCTGCTGATCTCGAATCAGCGGCGCCACCTCACCCACGATCGCGCCGTCAGCATCGCGGCCATTCACGAACCGCACAACCGGGCACACCGGCTCACCGCCGTACGTCGCCCCGTGAGAAACGGGATCACCGTCAACAGCAACACTGATCGGGAGCGTCGCACTCCTGACCAGCGGATCAGAATCCGCCACCTCACCAAGATCGAGGTCATAGGCGAACTCGTCGTCATATAGGCGTCCGCGGCGACGCAACTTCGCATCAACCTGAGTGACCCACATCTCCAACGCATACTGCGGCCACTCATCAGCAACAGGATCGACATACGCCGTCAGAATCTGCTTCGGAGACCGAGGCGACAACACCGGGCCATTCGGGCCAGCAGTCACCGTCACGTACGACGCCCCGTACGTCAAGGCAGGAACATATACCGACGACTGGCGAGCATCCATCCGGTTCGCCTGCCAAATTCGCCACGCCGGATCGTTATCCTGCGCATCCGCAGACCGATACCCGGTCACCGACAGATTCTGGGCGAACGAATCTACAACCAAACCTAGAACGTTCTTCACTGACAGCCGAGCTAGATCTTTGATTTCCTGCTCCGCCGACTCCGGAACCTCTGGAACCCCACGGATACCCTTCGCGTAGTCGCCGATACGGTCCAGCCATGAACGCTCGGAGAGGTGAATCTGCCACATCGCGGCGATCACATCGCGTATCTCGCGATCATCAAGCATCGCAGCTACACCTCCCTTCCTAAAGTTAGGTCACCAAAACCTCAGGCGAACGATGCGCCCCCAGAACTGCGCGGCTTCGACGTAACCGCCGCGTACACCGCCGCCGACATCGCTATCGCAGGGCCAATATCAAACGACTCAGCACGCGGCATCATCATCCACCCGCCGGACGGACGAGCCTTACGCGTAGCCCCACGCACCGCCACATCAAGCTCAGCCTGGCCGCCATGCGTCAAACGGCCCTGATCAACAAGACTCACCCACAACGCATTGCCAGCGACCGACTCGTTAGACGAATACACCGAAGACTTAAACTTCAGCTGCTTCAGCTTCTCGCCCAACGCTTTCGCCGCACCAACCGAATCATGCTTGATCGGCGTTTTCCGAGACGCGTACGCGCGCAGGAAATCCACCGCCTCAACCTCAGACTGCGTGCCAAGAGCGATCTCGACATGCACCCCATCGTCGACACCAGACCAGCACGCAACAATCCAGAACCATCCGGACCTGGTTGCACTAACCCCGAACGCTGAAACGTCACCAAGATCGTCCACGTCGCAGCACAGCGACCGCCACTGATCGCCCGGAACAACCGACGAAACCTCGTTCGTCTTATCCCAAATCCCGAACACCTCACGGCGAACATCCTCCGGAGACATGTTCTCCACCAGACGCTCAATCGCCGACTTACCAACACGATGCCCGAACGACGGATTAGCCTCAGCCAACCGATCCCAGAAACCCGGCGCATCAATATCGGCCACAACATCATCGGGAGACTCCGGAGCGAACTCCACATACACACCCTTGAACGGGCGGCGCTTCTTCTGCTCCAGCGCACGATCACGACGACGCTTGAACGCATCATGCACACCCAACGCAACCTCTTGCGGCCGCGGCGGCGTACCCATAAAGAACGCCAAACCAATCTCGGAGACGTTCATCGCGGCGAGCATGTCCGTCAGTGCCGACTCCTTCAAGTTCTGACACTCGTCATACACCTGAATATCAACTTCCGAGAAGCCACGACCGAAACCCTGAGCCCGGGCGCCGAACAAAATCCGTGACCCGTTCGCGAAGTGAACACCCCGATTGTCGTCAGACTGCACCACAGGATGAAGCGGACGCATCTTCGGCCGGATAGCCGGCTTCTCCACAATCCCCGCGATCTTCGTCAACGTCTCCGATGACGTCCGATCATGATGCGACGACCACACCACCAGAGTCCCCGGCCGCGACAAGCAGATTGCAATGAGGCCGACCATGATGCCCCAAGTTTTGCCGGCCTGCCGCGCAATACTCAACGTCACACCCATCACATCGCACGCCAGCGTGCCATCCTCACGCAGACCCAGTGCCGCGTACCAAATGTCTTCCTGCCAGCGATCAAACGCCACCCCCATGCCGGGGAGTTCCGGAGCAATAAGCTCGTAGTAGCGCGTATGCGAAATGTCATCCGGAATGAAACACTGGCGGGCAATATCGACAAGCGGCGCAGGGTTAACCCGACTTCCGGAACCGGTCGGCATCGAACACCACAACCTTGCCAGGCTTCGCCGTACCTGAGCCGGCCTCAGGTTTAAGCGCCGTCAGCCTCACGATCTCAGCCTTCGCCCGCTCAATCTGAGCGTTCAATTGCGATCGGAGCTGTGGCATATCCTCAAACGCCTCAGCCAGTAGGCGATACCGTATCCTCGCCTCCGCCAGCTCATCACCGGCCTGCATCGCCTCATTCAAAGTGCTGTACTCAGCCATTAGATTCCCTCTCGGACCCGCCGGTTAACCGCCCGACGTCAGCGTGGCGCACCGACAACCCGGTGCAAGGTCTAGGCAAAGCGCGGATTCACGTATGACTTCCTCACTGCCGGCACAGCACGATCCCCGGACGACTTCGCGCGATTACACTGCCGACACACTGCCTGGCAGTTATCCAGCCCATCCGAATCTTCCTGAGACCAGCCCAGTCGCGCGGCCTCAACAGAACTCACGATGTGGTCAACCTCAAACGACCGCGGATGAGGTGGGCGAGCGTCATAGTCGATAACCCCGCCCAGTGCCTGGCAATCCGCCGTGATCCGCAACGCGCATGGAGCATCACCGTCACGCTGACGAACCTGAGCGCGGCGACGATTCCGAACAGTCGTGTTGGCGAACGGCACTACAAACCTCCCTACCCCCAGGTCACACACACACTCGCCT